GAAATCGCAGTGGTTTGCGCAGCCGGGGTCACATAAGTGGCCGACAAATCACCAACCGAAATACCACCAGCGGCAACAACGATGGAAGCGTTAGCAGCTTTCACCGAAACAACATCACCGGTTTTTTCGATACCGTTACCGGCAGTAAAACCAGTCAGACCGCCGAACTCGGCCCAAGTGGTGCCGTCCCAGCGCAGCCACTGAATGCCGTCAACATTCCACGTCAGGGCACCGGGGCCAGCAGCGGAAACATCGTAAGCAACCGAAAGAATTACACCGGCTGCGTCAACGGTGACGATATCACCAGCAGCGGCAGCAACGCCCGAAGTGAACAGAGAACCGTCCACGTAAATGTAACGACCGGGAGTCGCGACGTAATCAGTTTCCAGTCCAAGCACGTCGGCTTGGAAATCCAGACCGGCCAGTGCGTTGTCGATTGCGCTCTGCATTTCCGTACCAGAAACCAAATCGGCAATGGCGGTCGAAATTGCAGAGTTTACTTCGGTGGTTTCTGCATACGGCAGAAGGGCGGTTTCGAGGTCTTCTTGCGAAATACCGCCAGCAGCCAAATCAACGACGCCCGTGCCGTTGTAAAACTTGAATGCTTTCGAAACAGTGTTGTACCAAAGACGCGATTCAACCAGACCGCCACCCGTTGGGTCAGCGGCGAGGTTTTCCGGTTTCAGGTTCAGAACCTGTCCGGCTACGCGCAAGCTACCATTAATATTTGCAGCCATTTTAAAATCCTCTTTCCTTATGCTGGATTTCGCGGCGTCTCTACATCAATAATATCGACGTATTCTGCACACCGCTTCAAAAGGGTTGCCAGCGGTTCGTCCCCTTCGATTACACCGGAGTAACTGAGGTTACAGGTGGAATGATTTTTTACGAGGGTTGGTAATCGACGACATGCAATTGTATTGTAGTATCGAATCCTTTCTTCACACATGAACACGCCCGTTTTGTAAAAATAATCTAGGGCGAAATTGTCCACATAAATCACCATTCGGTTGCTATTCGAACGGTTGGTACTGCAACGGTCTTCAACAAAATCACCGCCGAGCAAACAATCAATTTCGTAAAGTTCGTACATGCAGTTTTGCAGATTCGATCCGAGTGCCGCCATGATAATGGGGTAGGCCTCAAGATGCGATTGTCCTTCTGCACTGCGAATGAGCGTGTGGAAAGCTTTGCGAGTGTGGGCGTTTACGCTGTACCAAATCTCGATGAACTTCGGCAAAAACAAATGCGTATTTTCTTCGAAGATTTGGCGGTGGCGTGCCTGCACTTCTGCTTCGGCGTCCAGTGTCGCTTCAATTTCCTGTCGTGTCAGCGTCGGGCGGTTCAGGAATATCTGTTCGATATCCGTGGCCCATTTGCTGTACGAATTGAAAAGCAAAAGCAGCGTTTCTTTCGCTGCTTCGCTGAATTGGTTTTGCTCGTTAATCACCACGTCGAGCATGTAGGCCTTCGTGCTATAGAAATGCTCAAGAGTGTATGCGGCGACGGAACGAAAACGGATATTGTTAGGAGTGAAAGGTGCCATATGAGCCTCAAACGCCGCGTGGCGGGTTGCCGCGCTGCATGCCTAATCCGAGCATTAAGCCCGTAACTTGACTTTGTTTATCGCTTACATCAGAAACAGTGCGAAGAATTCGTTCCGAATTACGTTCAAGAGATTCAAGCAAATTCAAAAGCTCGGCACGTTCCCTCGGGTCTTCCTTACCTAAATTGTTGCGAATGTCATTTACCTGTGACATTAAAGCATCGCAAACAACTGCCAAAGACGTTAAGGCCTGTGTGTCCGGGTGTTTTACCACACCAAGAATTTCGTCCAAATCGTCCTGCATTTTTTTAATTGCATCAACACTCTGAATGTAGCTGTTGTCGAAGTTTTCAGCCCGCTTACGAAGGGATTTTACTTCCTCATGCAAAGGCAGAACAAACAACCAGCCGACAGCCAGCAATATCAGATTGAATCCAATCGCCAATGATACCGGGATCGGACTGGAGTAAAGAACGTCAATCGCTCCCATCGGCGCACCTATCTGTGGTTGGGGTGAATTGCACCGTCACAGCGCCTTCAAATTCGCTGATTATTATTTTAGTTATTTTCGGTTTTTGCACCAAGCAAGCGTCCCCAGCCCCCGGAAGATCACTGCATATTTTTACAATGCATTCGTAACTCTCGCGCACCGTGGGTTTGTTTGGTCGGTTCCAATTGAATGAAGCCAGTGACCAAACCATTACGACCACGATGCTCAAGATTATCACTTTGCTAATCGTCGAACGCGTGAGAATTGACACGGTAGAATTTCCCTGCCGACTGCGAATATAGATCCAATCTATCCAGTAGACGCAGACGGTCAAGGTTTGCACACAAGCTTCCGGATTTACCGGAGGCCAAGACCGTTTTTACGTCTATGGGATCGGCTGTAGGGCCAACCGCAAGCGCCGTTTTAAATCCGGCGTAACACACACCGACCTCAACGTGACCAGTCCTGTGCAGAATTACAGTTTCTTCAATTGTCTGATAGTTGCGTTTGTCGCCCCACGAATCCGCCATCGAGAATACGTTGATCACGATAAAACCTTTCGGCTTTTTCTGGATGGCAACAAGTGCTTTCCGTAGGTCGTAATCGGTTTTGATTACGAATTCTTCAGGCTTCAAACTCTCAAACATTTTCTTTCTGTCTTGCGCGAGACGGCCCGTCCCTTGCAGCAGATAGACTGGCGATCCGGTTAGGATTGCTGGCACTTCGAACTGCGTCAGGATCGGGAAGTATTCGCCTTCCAAATCCTGCTTTTGTCCGAGTACCACTATCTTGTCGAACTTGTGTACCAAGGCGTATTGCGTTACGGCATGTTTGACCTCGGAAGGTTTCGCTTGCCGCTCCAGAAATATCACGTTTTTTGCGTCTCGTTTATCGAGAAAAACTGAGCCGTAAAGATCGGTGATCGTCTGAGATTGCACGTACAGTTCTTGGCACCAAAGCATCGAACTATATAGATAAATTACGGTGGCGAGAATAAAACGCATTGGAACCCCTTTAATTAAATCCATTTAATGATTAGGCTGGCCCAATCAATTCCAATACCGGGCGCCACATAAACGTATAGCCGCCAACGTCCGAATAATTGCCGTCAGTCGAACCGAAACCAGCGGGGCCGCTAATGCCACGATGCACGCGGTTAGGTGGGCCGTAGGGATGCGATTCTTGGCACCACGTTAAATGCACACCGTCCATTCCCATGTCTTCCATGGCGAGGTTATCCCATGGCGCACCGTTTGGATCGAGTGCCCAGCAGCGCTGTACCAATTTCGTGTATTCAGAATCCAACGCATTCGCCGGGTTACTTACGTTAAATTCTCCGCTTGGGTATGGGTCAGCATTACCGCCTGTCAACAAACGAACTTTGTAAACGTTTCCATTAATGGTTACGCGTTTGGTTTGCTGCACGGTTGCATCGGTCGGCAAGGGGAACGGGCCGATACCCGAATTCAAACCGTAAACCAAACCGGCTGCGTAAAGCTGCGGCCACGAAACGTTCGAGCGGATTGGCAATTTCGGAACGAACAACGTTTTGCCATTCGATGCGAACTTAAACCATGCAGTGTTCGAGTTAACCGAAACGCCCGAAGAGAACCCGACAGCGGTCGCCAATGCATCACCAGAAATAAGCGCGGTGCTGGTCACGGTGCCGTAATAACCCAACGTGGCATCACCAACAATCGGAGAGCCTGCGCCCGGTACACCATTCGACGGAAGGGCCGCTGTAGTCGAAAGAGTTTCCGGATAAAAATCATGCGTATACTTCGCATAATTCAGAATCTGAAATCCGTTAATGTTCCCGTTGAAAAGGGAGGTCGGTGCGCCGCTGGTGTAATTGCCTGTGCGGTAATGGCCGAACTGAATGCCCTTACCTGCGTGCGCAAACAGAGCGCCAGCAAACGTAAACGATCCACGCAATTTCCCATCTTGGAAGAAACGGTATTTATTTCCTTTCCGGGTGATCGCAACATGCGTCCACTTACCGAGTTCGATTGTCCCTACGTCGGTCAGCGTAAATGCGTATGCGGTGCCGTTGGTGGAAATATTGAAGTTGAATGTTTTATTCGCGGTGACGGTCAACACGTAGGACGGCGGAAGTGTTCCGTCTGCCCCTTTGTGGAATGCAAGCGAACTAGTGTTGGCGCTCACGACTTTGATAAACAATTCAATCGTGAAATCGTTGGCACCCAACTGAATATCGGCACTGTCTGCGGTCTGCATAATCGACGTGGTGCCGTTGAACAATAGGCTTTTGCCCGTTGCACCATAAGGCGAGTCGTTGACCGAAGTCATGTCTGTGCTAGACGCGATTGCCAGACCTTTTTTCAGGTCGAAATTGGCTGAAGCAAAACCGGAACCCGGCGCCATCAAAAGCAGATTGGCGAAATCGGTATTCTGGTCTGCGGGTGCCGTCCATTTAAACGGGCGAACCAGTTCAGGAAATGCCAGCGGTTTGGAATGACTTAGCGCCCAATCGTTTTTCATATCGGTACAAAGAATCTGGTCGCCTACGTCGCGGAAACCTTGGGCCGGGGCGTTGAACGTTTTGCCCGCCGCACCGTCGTAACTGAAAGTATTGTCCGAATAAAACACAACGAATTTTCCGTTGTGATCGTGTGTCACATAAACAATTTCTTTTGCAGACGCAACCGGCGTCAATACCAAATCGGAATATTGAGCGGTGATGGTTCGTGCGCGGTTGTAAACCATGTAACGACCTTTCGCGCACACCACACGGTCGTCATCGGTCACAGCCACCGTCAGGTTCGTTACCGACGAATCAATAACCTGCACAGCGCCGGACGCCAGCGCGATCATCACAATGTGGCCCGTATCAGCAATGCCGAAAGCGCCCACGTTATTGTCAAAAGATTCCTGCACACCGTTGCGAATGCGCACGGTTTTGGTGTCGCTTTGCACACCGATATATTCACCGCTCGGACTGATTCGGACGGCACGCGCATTTGGCACAGCGGTCGTCGGCCCTGTAGCCGTGAGTTTAGAATTTACTTTGTCTTTCAGGTAGGTAGAAACTGCACCATTTTGGTAAATGGCAACGTGGTTAATTCCCTGTGCCGCCAATTGATTTGGCAACACGATGGTATTCAGTAACTTCATAGCCACTCCTTAGAAAAATGCCCCGATTTCTCAGGGCATTTTGGTGCATCAAGTGTAGATTGTTTCCGGATTGAAGTTGCCTGCGAACGCCACACCAGAACGAACGCGATAACGTTCAATGATCAGACGCGAAGCCGTGTCCTGTCTCCAGTAAGAACGATGCGCCAAACCAAACACCGGAGCAAACGCCAGAATCGTCCACGTAAATGTTCCCCACAACACGCCATCAATATAAATCGAAACGGTTGTGCCGTCATACGTGACCGCGTAGTGGCGCCAAGTGGTGCTGGATTTAAATGCGTCCCATGCAGAAATAACCCGCGCAGTCGCATTGTTGTTCCACAACGCCATTTTCGTCGTCTGCGTATCGTGCGTGTGCAGTTCCATAAACGACGCGGTGTTCGTGGTGTTGGTGTAAATGCCTAGCAGTGCGGAAATTGCGTTATCCACCGATTCTTTAAACCAGAAATCAATAGTGTGCGGTTGTGCTAGCGTGGCCCCGGTCAGCGGCGTGAACAGCGCGCCGTTAACGTTGAGGTCGATGCCCTGCCCATACTGGAACGCCTCGTTAGCCTTGAACGGATAATTGTTTGCAGTCGGCAACGTGCCCGACGCAGCCACAATTGTTTTCCCGGTAAAGTCCAAGAAGTTCCCGGTGCCACCAAGTCGGCTAGAGTCAAACGCGATAAGATCAGTCGCGTTCCACCATTGTGAATTGGAGGTATTTTCCGGGCCATATACTTCGGTATTTTGTCGATCAACTGCGTAAACTTTATTTAGTTCTTTGTAGTCGTGTTCGTAACCGAAGTTGAAAGCGTTGAAGTTTTGATCAGCTGCAATCGGAACCGGCACGTGAAACATTTTCCACGTCGAAGACGGCAACACTTTATCGCCGTAGACTTTGGTTCCTGCAATCGTCACATACGGGTGAACCGCCATCCCATCAGCTGCGGGGAACAGACGTTTGACCTGAATATTAATTGCAGATGCATACGGTTTTTTTGCGGCTGTCCGTGTGCCACCAAAATCATTTCGAACGTAAGGCAAAGGTGAAACCAAACTACCAATCATTTCCACGTCGGATTCGTTTGTCGGCCCCGATGCAAATTTGCGAATGATCGACAACGGAATATAACCGGACGCAGGAATCAGCGAGGATTCGATGGTCGGCGTGGTTTGAACTTGTTCAGTCTTCGCACGCTTGCGCCCGATACGCTGGCCGAATCCCGGCGTGTTATCAGCAATGATTACGCTGTGAATCCACACACAGAAATTCGCGTTCGTAGTCTTTACCAATTTCCCGGCAGTTATTCCGAACTCTTTCAGTTTTATGTTGGTACGCGTTTGTGTCGCGGCCAGCACGTCGTTAATCCAGAGTTCCATATTCGTCGGCGTGAACACCACGTCGATATAACACAACACGGTCGCCGGTTTGTAATACGCAGGCACAGTTGTGGAAACGCCGTTGAATGTGAAAAAACCATCCGCGTCAATTCCCACACCGTACATGTATGCACCGACCTGATCGGAACCCGTGAATACAACGCTATCCGGGTTGCTCCCGAAAATCAGAAAATCACCGTTGAACTGGCTAGTGACGCCGCCGAATTCAATTGTGGTTCCGAAATAAAGCGTGTCGCCTTCGTAATCGAATTTCCGACGCAATCCCGAAGCCAATGCAGCTTGCCCATCGGAAGGGGAACGCGGCTGCACGGCACATAATGCACCGCGCTGCGTATCGAAATAAAGCGAGTACAAAATCGAGTTGGCGCCGCCGTATCCTTGTCCATAAGATGGCACATAAATTCCGAGGCCTTGCATTTCGTTCAGATAGCCCGGAACGTTCTGGCCCAAGTATTGCGGATATAAACCAGCGGCCTTTATGTTGGTGCTGGCCGCTGTTGCCCACTGCTGATAATCGTCAGCATAAATGAGTGCCATATATTTCCCCTAATTAATCAGGGCTTCGGCAAAATGCGCTGACCGAAACGAACGTTCTGTGCTTCCGTCGGAGTCCAAGGCAAAGAGGTTGCCGGACTGGTTTCGAAAATATGCGCAGCACTGGTGTACGTCGCCGCTTTCAATTTCATCCGATAGCCAACAGCCTCAGTTCCGCCCACGTTAATAACGGCAGTAACCGACAGCGAATCCGGTTCCAGCATACGCGCAGAAGGGGCAATCGAAATTGCACGAATTGCCGCGTCGTCGATTGTCGGAATTGCGGAAACGTTGGTGTACAAATCCGTCGCGTTTGGTGTGGCCGAACTCACGTAGGACGAATCGTTATCCGGGGTTGCTTGGTTGACCTGTGGAAAGTTCGTGGTGCCAGACAGTGGCGTCATCTGTACCGAATAATCGGCGGTCGGATAACGGGTCAGCGTCGTGCATTTGCCGATACGCTGGTTGTTGTATGGGCCTGTGCCATCCAGCAAATAATGATCGTCAACGTGCAGATAAACGCTGGTGTTACCGCCGCTGGTGAAGTGCGAACGAATCTCCCAAAAATCGAGAGTGTATCCGGTGATCGCTTTTTCAAGGATCTTCACTTCGCTCATCCACAACTCGAATTTGTTGTTGGTGATATCAACCACCAATTCCACGAAGTTCCAGATGTTCAGTTCGATTTGGTAATTGGTGTTCACGCCATCGACGTAAATGTACCAATCAGAACCAACCGAAACGTTTACGCCTGCGATGCGACCGAACACAAGGTTGCCCGTTGGTTGGATAACGAAACGCGCAGCGAACGCACCAACAACCCGAATAGTCGGAGTGTACGCGGCGCCGGTAGAGAAAAAAGATTCCGGTTTAATTGGACGTTTAATCCAAGTCTGATCGGTGGTCGAACCGCTCAAACCAATGCCGAGCGAGCCACTGTTTTTGCCGTAGGCGGTCGAGCAGGCCATGCCAGCGGTAGGCTGCACATAACCGCGACTCAACCACTGGATATTTGCGACACTGCCAACAGTCTGTAATGCAGTCGTGCCGTAGTTATCAAATCCGTCATGTTGCAAAAGGGACATAGGAAATTCTCCAAAAAGAAAAGGGGGCACAAGGCCCCCTTTCGAGGGAAACATATTCCCTGTATTAAGTCAGCGAAATACCGCCGCCTTCCTTGAGTGTCACGATACGCATGCCGGTGTTATTCGCACCGTTCGCCAGAAGCGAAACGTATTTACGCGGAGTCGCTTCGCCGTAAACAGTCAGAGGAATTTCGGTGTTTTCCGAAACTACGTCAGCCGAGGTATAACCGACCATATCCAGTTCGTGGGTGTACGCGTAACGGGTGGTGTTGAGACGCGACATGAACGAAACAACGTATTTATTACCCTCGGAAATTGCCACTTGTTCCAAAGAGTTGATAAACGCGTTGTTGTAATCGGTGTCCTTGGTTGCGTCCACGGAATCCGAAGGGCGCAGCACGTCCTGTTCACGCACGATGAAACGGTTAATGGTTCCGTTCGTGCTGTAAACGCAGAAGACCGGCGCTTTACCAGTGATAACGATTTGGCCGTTTTCACGATTTACCGGACGCTGGATTACAACCCACGAAACGGCGGTTGCACCGGAGTCCGAAACGTAGTCTTCCCAAATGCACAACGACACGCCACGCGGAGTGATCGAAAGCGAATAAGTCATTGGGAAACTATCGGACAAATCCAACGCGTTCAAAACAACGCGGGAAGTGCGGTTGATAAAACCTTCTGCCGGTTTGGTTGGGTCTGGTGCGAACGTCGCCAGATCAGCCGGGTTTTTGGTGTAGTAACCGCCGACCGCACCGAGCGGGCCACGCAGGGTTTTCGTGGTGGTGCCTTGGGTGCCGTAGCTGGCCGAACCATCGGTGCGCAAAGACTGCTGCGAACCAACGGTGAAACCTGCGGTGTGTTTATCGAAAACTTGAACCTGAATGCGCCACGGTTGTTTATTTTGCATGGCGGTGGCGTTGAGTGGGTCAACGGTTTCGCTTGCTTCGAGCGTCACTTTAAAAGCGGCGCGGCCAGCAGGGTCAACCGGTGGAACCCACGCAGCAGGAAAGCGCACGGTGAAACCGTTAGTGGAAAGGTCGTTGATTACTGCGAGCATCAATTCGCCCACATGCGTATAACCGCTGCGGCGAACATAAAATCCAGAAACTGCCATTATTTATTTCTCCTTACGCAATGCCAGCGCCAAGTTTCAGGGCGACAATGCGCATGCCGTTGTTTGCCGGAAGGTTGGAATGCATGCCGAGGTAGGTACGCGGCTGCGCTTCACCGTACAGGGTTTGCGGAACTTCCGTGGTGCCGGAAATAACGGTGGCCGATGCGAAACCGATCATGTCCAGTTCGTAGGTGTATGCGTAGCGCGGAGTATTCAGGCGCGACGGATAGTTAACGATGTACTGGTTATTTTCGGAAACACCAACCTGTTTTTTGTCGTTGATAATGGCGGTGCCGTCTTTGGTATCGACCACGGCGCTGATAATTGCGCTGGCGTCGGTTACGTCAGATTCACGAACCACAAAACGGTTGATTTGGTTGCCTACGCTATTCACGCAGAAAACCGGGGCCTTGCCTTCGGTGACAACCAGACCGGTATCACGTTTAACCGGACGCTGAACCAGCAGCCACGAAAAATCTTGGCCCTGCATGTCGGTTACGGAACCTTGCCAGATCGACAGGAAAACACCGCGATCAGTAATTGCGAGGTAGTACGAAAGCGGGTAGGTGTTGGAAATATCTTTGGTCGGATCGGTTGGATAAACCGGAAGAACTTCGGCAGCAACGTTACCGCCAATGCCCGGTGGAGTGGTGGAAATGATATCCAGCCAAACTTTATTCCGACGGTTGATAAAACCTTCGGTTGGGTTGTTCCAGTGCGGAGCGAATTCGCTTTGATCGGTGAAGAAATCTTTATCAACTTGCGAAGATGCAGATTTCGCTTTGCGCGGCGGGGTGTAATCCGCACCGACAATACCTTTCGCGCCAACCAGACGGGTATTTTTGGTTTCGCCGGTTACGGTGGTAGTGGTCACGGTGTCCGACGTGTAAGGAATCGAACCACTGGCAGGCAGCGCGTTGGAACTACCGACAAAAACGCCCAACGTTGCGTTATCGGTTACGCTAAAGTTAATGCGCCATGGTTGTTTTGGCGTCACGCCTACTTTGTTGAGTGGATCAACGTCGGGGCCAGCTTCGAGAGTTACCACGAACTCTTCCAGCGCGGCGCCAACCGGCTTTTGATAAACACCGGAACCATCAACAGGGAAAACGGCGGTGAAACCGTTTGCCAACATGGTGTCAATCACGTCAAGCGTAACTTTGCCTGCCGTGGTGAAACCTTCTTTAAGAATTGCGATACCCATTTTTAATCCTCGACGGTCAGGTACATAAGTTTAATTGTGATACTGGCTGCGACGGCCTGCGAGTTTGTGATTTGACCGTACACCTGTGGGCGGATGGGATCTTCCAAATTCACAAAAATCGAATATTGCCGCGATTTGATTACGGTTCCATCCCGAAGGGTTGTTGAGCCATCATCCACAAGATGGCCAGCGACGGCGACAAACTTATACGGGGTTTTATCAATGATCGGATTGTGCGTTTCTGTTCCGAAAACTTCAACCACGCATGGCCCACTAACTTCCAGCCTTTGGACGATAGCGGACGAGCCGCTATCAATCACAAAAGATTCAGAAGCGTTGGGGGCGAGTAGCAAGGTTTTCAATTCGAAATACTTGCGTACCCGGTTGCCGACTTCACTTAGCTTTTTTACTGGTGTTAGCGCCATGTGAGTTCTCCAACGTTTCTATTAAATTAACCTCCTTGAATAAGACCGGAAATAGGCCCGTTGAAATAGATTTCGCAAACAAACGATTTATCTACCTCAAGGTTGTAAACGTAGCCGTTATACATTTGCAACGTCGTTACGCCGGAATACTGTTCGGTGTAATCCTGAACATCCTGCAACGAATCGAAGCCCATATACAGACTGGCCTGATTACTGCGCCCACTCACTGCCTCGGCTGGTCGGTATGCACTCAATGGAGCCATTGCCGAGTTCTGTTTTACGTGAACGCTGCCCAATCCGAATACGCTGGAATAAACCTTCGTAATGATGCCGAATTTCTCAAACGTTCCGAACCCAACTTTGTGCATAATAGGACTGGTCGTGAAATAACCTTGTTCGTGTGCGTGATGCACATAAACTTCACGGTCGGCCAATTCCGGATGTGCGTTTGCTTTTTCCGTTCCAGTAAATGCAAACATGCCGAAACCATTACGCCCCACGTATGCATCGCCCGTAGGCAACAACCACGTGCCGGTTCCCGCTGGTGCCGATTTGGTGTAATCAGTTGCAACCAAAACAGAATATGCAATCGTTCCAATGAAACCCATGAAGAACGGAATGCCGACGCCGCTGTTTGGAATAGCAGTGAAAATCTGTTCAGAAGAATACGATTTACCAACCGCGTTATATTCGTAATCTTTGTGAACCAATGCCGATCCAGTTGGGCCAATCATTTTGTATTCGACGGCGAGCGTGAGGCCGAAACCTTTCGCAGTATTGCCTTCGAAATTTGTGTTTTCATACTGGTCAATGTGCTGCTGGTACTGTTCAAAATCGAACAAGTCTTCAGGATCAAGACCGAGGTAAGATTGCTCAAAACCAAACACAGGTTCCAAATGCACATTCGGAGGATTGTCGTTCGCTGCATTATTCGACGCAGTGTTTGTTTCCTGCGCTTTAGTAATGATTGCGTCCGGGCCACGGAACTCAGTGGTCAACGCTTGCGTGAAGTCTGCGTCGGGGCCTTCAAATGTGGAATGGTTTTTCTGATCAGCAATTGCATCTGGCCCTCGGAAAACAGTCGCCAGCGCTTTCGTAAACATGCTGGTAACGTCGGCCAATGCGGAACGCCCGGAAACATAAAGCGAATCGAGTGTGGCACCCAGCATCGTTCGGGCCTGCGTCCAAATAGACACGATATTTGCCAGACTGAAATAGTTGTGCGTTTTAATCCAACTGGTATTCGTATATTGCGCGCTGTATTTCCGGCTGTGCGTCGGAGTCAGCGGCTCACGCGTGAATTTCCATTGACCTACCAATTCACGGGCAATTTGTCCGTTCTTCGTGTAGTAGGTGTAGACGTTCATTTCCGTTTGGAAAAAGTTGGTAATACCGCCGCGAATAAAGATTTGATCGTTATTCGAAACAGGCGAACTCAGGCCCACTTCCACGCCGTTTACAACCAGCGTCGTGCCGTCCATGTGAGGCGATTCCAATTGAATATACGCACCCGGTTGAACCGAGGTTGCACGGCCAATTTGCGAATCGTAGGACTGCCGGATCATCGGATATTGAATGGTGCCGAAATTCAGCCAGAAAACGGATGGCAACTCAGCGGCGAAAACCAATTCCACTGTGCTGCTAATGCGGAACGGCAAAGTGCCCGTGCGCATAAATACGTTTTCAACCGAACTCGAAACGAAGGTCGATGCAGGGCCTTGACGATACAGGATATTTTCGGAGTTCTGCGAAACGGTCGTGGAAGGATCGTCGGCATCAACAACAAACGCAATATGCGCATGCGAAACTTGCAGGTTGTTCGCGCTGTCGGATTCCTTGTACAGAATGTTTTCCGACGTTTGCGAAATGTTCGATCCGGCGTCAGTCTGTTTGATCAGAACCTGTTCGGCAGTTTGCGTTGTTACGGTTGCAGCAATTCCGCTTTGAAACAGAATTTCTTCTGCCAACTGCGTAATGAAAGGGCCGTAATCAGTTTCCGATTCGTAGATGAAAATTGCACCAGCGCCTGCCGATGTTCCGGTGTTACCGATCAACAAATCCAGTGTGCGACTTTCGTTGAATTGCGCGCTAGAAATTGCGACTAATCCGTAGCCGCCACAACCGCCGCCAGCAATGTTCAAATAACTCGACTGTCCGCCACTACCAAAACTACCGGCAATTACAGATTGGTTTGTATCAGAAGCGCCAGAACCTTGGCCTGTCGTACCTTTTGCACCAAATAAAACGTTATCGGCTGGCAGCATATTGCCACCGATGCCACCGTTACCGGTAGAGCCACCATACGTTTTACCCGTCCAACCAGATTCCGCCGTATTTACAATCGAACCAGACGTTAACACGGTAGGCAGCGATTGATCCGGTTCCAAGGCAACGTTAGTACCGCGCCACTGACCACCGGGGCCGGTCATCACTGCCAACACAAATTTCGTGCGTGGTCGAAGTTTATGCGTAAATGCGGTTTGCGATCCCCAGCCCAAACCAGCTGTTACAGAAGCAGTGCCGGTATAATTGGTGCGGTACGCTGCCAGAACTTCGTTCGTTAGCGATTGGTTGTAGGTGGGGAAAAGTGGCGTTGGTGCTTTTTCCAGAGGTAATGGGTTTTTGTATTCGTAAATAACGATTACGCCATCACCGCCGTTACCGCCACCGCCACCGCCGCCAGAACCGCGTGTACCGTGATGCGAAGCTGTTATAGCCTGCCCGCCGGGCTGACCGATACCACCTTTACCGACCGTATAATCAAATGGGCCGTCAGGTAAGAAAAAGAATGCAGCAGCACGACCGGACGCACCAGATTGCGCACCAGCTTGACCAACACCCGCAACCGTCATGTTTGTCAGTCGAAAGAGCGGCGGGCTGCCAGTTGTCGCGGTTGTAATCAGTTCGAATTTAATGGTTTGTGTGCCATCAACTTCGGCTGTGAAATTCACAGGAAATGCGGTGCCGTTTGCTGCGACAAGTGTTCCTTTTGCAACACCGTTCAAATAATACGTGAGGGTACACGTGCCAGCCGGAGCAATCGCAACGGCGTTAACCGTAAACGTTTGTCCTGCATAAGCCTTGAACGAATATTCAACGGAACCAGTTGTTGGATTTCCAGCGGAAGGCGCCAAACCGCTCGTTGTCACAAGGCCCAAACTGGAATTTCGGTTTGCATTTACATACGTCGGCGTAAACGGAAGTGCGGCCACGCCTGTAAATGTCGTGGTCGCAGTAACCGGGCCGTTCGTATCCTGCGTGGCAAGCCCGCCCGTAATTACGGTGCCCGCCGTACCACCCATAAACGACGCACCGCCTGCCACACTGGTGTTCGATCCGATGGCAGTTGTTCCGCCTGCGCGACCGCTTCCATCAGTTGCGCGAATCCAATCACAAAGCGTTCCGAGGCTACCCGGAAATTTCGGCAAAAATGGAGTAGCGTTTCCAATACCACCGGGGGCCACCGCAATTTGCCCACTCGCATTAGAAATAAAAGTGTCGCCGCCGTTGAGTGTGGAATCATTCGGCGTGGTTAAACCAGTTGTCGAAACGTTTACACGGCCACCAGCACCAGCGCCCTGCAAGCCAACTGCAATAAGCGTAGTATCAACGCCCGGCGTAAAAGTTCCTGAACCATTTACTGCAATTTCCGTTCTTGTCCAACCACCGGGAGTTGTTGCAAACGGCATTGCCGGAGAGCCTGACGGGGGCTTTGGGTTTGGCCCGGATGGCACAGCTGGAATAATCGTGTCATCTTTGTAGAAATTCAATTCCATGATGCGTGCGCGGTCGAGGCCACCGCCGTTAAAGCCAAGAATACCCGGCCCTACGTCATTGGTGTAAATGCCCCAATAAAGTCCGGCCACATCACCCGGCAAAATCAACGTGTTTTTTGTCAGTCGCGCCCATGGCACACCGAGGTCGTCATTCGGTTGCGTGCGAACGTCAACTGTTCTAACAACAGTGAAACTTGCTTTCGAAGTTGGTGCAGTATTCGAATAGCCAATTACAATTGTGTTGCCCCATGAATAAAAATAGGCATCCACTTGAACTGCTTTTGCAGCACCGAGCAATTGAATCGCAGCCCAGTCAGCCGTAGAACCTACGCCACCACCAGACCAACCTGTTGCGTTGTTGCCGTCGTTAATTGCGGCAATGGTTCCGAAATCGTTCCACTGCGAAGAGGCAATCGCCGTGCCGTCTAGTTTAATCACTGCCATAAAAAACTCCAAAAAAGGGGCCAAAAAATAGGCCCCTTTTCGTCATCAGAATGTACCGGTGCCGATTGCGTTTGTCACATTGGCATTGCGTGCATTCGACAGGCGCACCATAACGTTAACCGGATCAGGCGTAGGAGGCCCGGCACCGTTAATGGTGATCGGAATTTCCACGCTGAGATTTCCCGGTTCAACCGCGACAGAACCGAAGGCCGTCACGTAGTCAGGATTTGCAGGCTGCGTAAACACGATATCGTCGAAGAACGCGAAAGCTTGCGATTGTGCAACGAAACCAAACCGGCAGAAATCTTTGAAGATTGCCAAATCTGGATCGCTGTTCAGGTCAACCGTGATCGGTGTTGCATCAACGGTCGCACTATTCCAATCGCTGGCGTATGCGCTGATAGAATCACCAGCACGCACAATCCGAACTTTCGATGTTTTCCCACTCCAACCTGCGGCAGTCGTACCGATATCAACCGAAGCCAAATTCTTAACGACCGTGTTATTGCGCACGTAAACCAGCATGAAGTTTTTCAGCGGAGGAAGACCGCCAGCACCGCCCTGATTTCGCAGAGCCATGATCGAATAGTTCATGCCGTCTTTGCGCACATACGCAACCACCATGCCGACCGCATCGTTGTCCGCATCGGTCGAACCCACAACGGATTCAATCGTGAAATTCTTGTACGAAACTGGCGAAAGCGACAGAACGTAACTGGCGGTATTTCGTTGAACTTCAATGCGATCATTATCGAACACCAGCGAAGCGCCATCGTTCGAGTTCGGAATGGTTGTGGACGGTGGGAAATAATCCCCGCCTGCCGCCGTATGCCACAACGCGAAAATCTGAGAGATATTCGGCGCATCAATCATGGTGCCGACTGCATCGTCAGAAATCGTTTCGTAATCAACCAAAACATTTTCTTCCGAATCCTGATTAAGCGAAACGGTGTACGTGATTTCCGAGGTCTGCCCAGCTTCCGGACGCGTGCCTTCGAGGCCAGTGTCTGCAATGCTCATATTCGGCGTGATGCTGGTCGCCATCAATTTCACATTCCAGTTAAAATCGAGACTGGCAAAAGGTTGCGCACCGTTGAAATTGATCGTGCAAGTCAAATCGCCGTCCACCGTATTCGAAGTGCTGACCGTGTAGTTACCGGTCGCGCCGCGCAATTCAGCGGGGAATTTATTAAAGCTGATATACGGAATAACACGCCGCGCACCAGCCCCGTTAAAATTCAGAACAAGCGAAACATCTTGAGTCGAAGAACTCGCAACAAAACGTCCGTTCAATTCCAAAGTTTTGTCGTCCACCTCAACCGAATAATAACGGCCAATTCGTGGATCGGAATGAACGAAAGAATCGTTTGTATAAATCGGTGCTGCGCCGGGCGGGCCGGGCATACCAATTCCGATTGGCCCCGGTGGGCCTACAGGGCCTTGCGTCGAAGGGCCGGTAGGGCCTGTTTCACCTTGTGGCCCCGTTGGGCCTGTTGCGCCCGTTTCACCTTTCGCACCATTCGGGCCAGTTGCACCGGTTAAACCGATTGTTCCTTGCGGGCCGGTTGGGCCTGCCTGACCTGCCAAACCTTGCGGGCCTGTTGCGCCTTGTGGCCCCGTTACACCAATGTCGCCTTTTTCACCGGGCAAACCTTGGGCGCCTTGCGGGCCAGTTGGGCCTACAGGGCCACGGGGGCCGATACCACCATAACCGCCAGCAGGGCCAGCAGGGCCAACGTCACCCTTCGGGCCGATACAACCTTGCGCACCGTCGCGCCCATCTTTTCCGTCACGACCATTTACGCCTTTATCGCCTTGTGGGCCGGTTGGCCCCGTTGCACCAATACCGATATTTGCAGCAGTCAAAAGACCGGGAACAAGAATCACGGAATTGTCGGAGTTTGTGATTTTCAACAAACCCGTTTCGCGATCAAATTCTGCGGCCTTTACGGTGCCGGTTGCGTTTTTGCGTTCTTCGCTCGGTTCGAAACTTTGACCGGTGTCACGCAGAATTTTACCGATGCCGGAATTCTGCGTGCTGATCATCTGAGACGGCAAGCGTGTTAACTTATTTGCCATTTATTTTCACCTTAGCTCAATCCAGAGAAATCCAGATCCGTCCACTTGCCTTTCCAACCGGCTGCGCTGCTGTCATAGACAACTTGACCTGCCGAGTTATAAAGCGTGAACCAGAAATAGTTCGGGTTTCCAGATTTATAGTTGTAGCAACGGATTTGCATTTTCTGTGCGCCAGCTTTCAACTGGAACCGCTCGCCGCCAATGCCGCGACCTTGGCAACCGATATAAACGCCCAACGCATCGTCTGCACCACCGACAATATAATAATCGCCGTCAGCAGGAATAACGATATCGCGTTCAGCACTCCACCACGCATAGTTAGTACCACCGGAACCGATGGAGCGCGAAATATGCGTCATCAAACGACCACGATAAACCGTGTTGTAAAGTGGAACGCCAACAGTTGCCGCAACCACGTCACCGACAGCAGAAGCTTCACCCGGAAGGCCCGGACGCGAAACAGAAACGGCTTGACCGGCGCTGTTCAGAATTGCCCAGTTCACCCACGCTACGTTGCCGCCTGTGTTGCGATAAATAACCGTCAATGGAACCGCACCGCCCGGATGCGCAAACTGGAACGAATCAATTGTGCGCCAGTTCGAATTTTTATCACGCACGTGAACGCAGTTCACATAAAAACTCGAAACGTCATCCGCCGTCCAAAGCATGGTGTAAACACCAGCCGGAAGATTCGGTGAATATTGCAGCGAATAGTTAATGCCGTTCGGTTGGTGTCCGTTGCCGTGCAAAGAAGTTCGCACCTGCACAGATCCGTATCCCACGGTGTAACCAGTCGATCCACCGCCGCCCGATTGTTGTTCCTGAATCGAGTTACCAGAAATGAGGCAGGAGGTCGCGAATTGATTGCAGCTTGGCGGAGTACCAGCGTTCAAAACTTTACCGCGCCAGTGATCAGGATGCGATGCGTAAACAACGCGGTTTTGCGTATCCATAATCACAAGTGCAGCGTAGCCGGGACGCGCACTATTCGATGCGCTCATTGCGTAAGTGATTGCGAATTTCCGGAAGCCTTTATTTGCAGGCGCCCATGCACGAACACCACCGCCAGCACCACTAACCGCCGCGATTTGTTGACAGTCCATTGTCAGAACTGCGTGATCCATTCCGTGGAAGAAAAACGTATAAAGTCCGGACGCCGGAATGTTGATATCGGCTTCCATAATTTTCTGACCCGATCCATAAGTCAGCAGGTCGCCCGTGTACATGTTGTATGCGCCACGGTTGATATAAGTGTTCAGGCCGTAACCAGAAACTGCGTCCAAAGGATTTTGGCTGCAATTAAATTGGTTGTTGTTTTTAATGGTGCCGATTGCCGACATTTTCCCCGGCTCTGCGGTCGTCAAATCTTTCAACGACAGCAAAAAGGTTACGTCTGGCCCCATCAAATCAGTGCCGCAAACTGGAACACAAATACGCGTAGAAAGTTGGCACGCTTCGATTGCACCGCTGCCCAAAACTTTGTTGTAATCCGCGCCGTAAGTAATGCTCAACGGTGGTGGGTTCGCAGTGATACCACCGACCTTAGAACGCCACAAATGCGTATAGGGACTGGTCGCAAAAACAACCTGACCCGCGCTATTCAGGATTACCAGTTTCGCCCAACCCGGTGTGCAGTTCGGGACGTTCTGGTACATGATGGAAAGCGTTTGCCATCCAGCGTTTGCCGTGATTTGCGCAGATGCTGCCCATTCCCACGAAGGCGCAGACATTTTCGGAACACAGTCTAAATAAACGACCATGTTATCGTCCGCACAACCGACGATTGTGTACGTGCCGGAATACGGCAATTCAATTTCTGTTTCGACAACGTAATACTGACCACCAACCGCGCAGTTCGGGCTGTGCAAACTCGAACGAATTCGGTAGCACGAATAACCAATCCACGTATCGTTCGTGGAACCTGCTTCGACGCCGGAACCAGTCGCCAGAATATTGCAGAACGGTGAGTTCGGAACGGTTTCAGTAACGGTGCAAGATCCGTCATTCGAAACAATTGCAGTGAGCGGCGTTGTGTCCCAATTGAACGTGGTACGGCGTGGAGTTTTATTCTCCAAAACTACGTCAAAACACAGATACGAAGTTTGGCCTTTCGATCCACGAACAATTTCCGCGTCTGCAATATTCAGCACAGGCGGCGGCACCGGGCAACTCATGGTGAACGCCCAATCCGGGCAGCACGGGCCAATAACGCGCACGTGAACAACCGATCCGTTTTGCGGTTCGAAACGGAAGTAAAAACGATTGTGTCCGCTGATTGTAGAAACCGTACCGGCCAGCAGAGTTTCGTTCGGATAACTGCCTTGATAAAACAGCAATTGCACGGCGTCCGTCGCGAAATATTCCACCACGATATCGCCGCGAGCTTTACCCGCGTAGTCGTAATAAATATCTGCGGTGTGGGCGCCACGGCTGACGATTGCGTGGTACGGGTCAAGCGATTCGTTCAGGGGCCGACAGAGAACGTCGTAAGGCACGGGATCAGGCACACCCATGCATTCCATCATGTTGATTCGCGAGCCGCGCATACCGGGGCAGAAAATCGAATAATGCCAATCGTTGTATTGACGCGGTGCCGTGTAACGAATAATCACGAAGTTATCGCCACCAACCACGTTATGGTTGAACGTCAGGGTTGCTGCAACCTGCGTTAATTGCGGTGTGTTATTCGTAACCAAATCACCGATCAGGCCACCGTTGTAAAACACTTGGAAATGAACCGGATCAATGCCGTTCACAGTCAGGTCAATATCGACGCGGCCAGTGGTTGGCAAATAATGCACATTTTCGTAAACCGCTTCACCCGGCAACAAATAGTTTTCATCGTTGACGAAGCAAGGCAGGTTCGGGCCAAACGTACCGAAGCACGGGGCAGGCCGTTGAAAACTTGTGATTTGATCGACGTTTACATCGCCAAGTTTTACACGCCAGCGCGAACCGGCTGGAGCGTCAACGCGAACTGTGAGGAAATTGTTTGCAGGAATTGGATCGCCACAATCATCCTCATTTGTTTCCGGTGGTTCCGTGTTGAAAAAGACGTTGAAATAATCGCCGCTTACGTCGGAATCTCCGAGCAAAATGCAATCGTTGTAAATACGGACACGAACACCTGTATCAAGTTCGAGTGCAGACACTTCGATATGGCCGCTGCGTGTACCGGCGTAAACCAAGACTTCGGTGATTTCTGCTTCCGAACCAAACAGGGTAGTCGGCAACGATTGTGCAATTGTTTTTTCAACGACAGGACTGGTCGAAATAAACCGACCGCCTTTTACGTTATAACTCGGTGTGTGGCCGGTGTACGTTTTGCAATTGAGGCCGTCGCAATCGCAAACCAAATAACCAGTTGGGCCACCGGGTTTGAATTCGGAACTGTCGAAATTGCCGCTGTAACCGGGCCAGCAATCCGCCAATTGTTCTGGTGGGCAATAAGCCGCATCCTGATCACAATTGATTTGCAGCCAATAATCATTCGAACCGTGACGAACGCGCAAATCATTCACGGGATCAATTTCTTTCCACGTACCGTCTTCTTGCAGAACTTTCCATTCGCTGGCGCAAATGTCAACCCACGCGCCATTAGGCGACCTGATGGTTAATTCGCTCATAGTAACAGTTCCACCATCAATTTTAGTTTCTGTATTTAAATTACTTAGAAACAATAAAGGCCCCATTAAAGGAGCCTTTTTACTGCATATTTCCGATTACGGTTTCACCCAAAGTGCGCCAGCTTTCACAGTCGTACCTTCCATTGCCGATGGATCGGCGGATTGGATAAACACTTGAACAAAACCGTCAGAGCCGCGTGGCCCCGGTTCACCTTTTGGCCCCGGTGGGCCTTGAATACCTTGTGGGCCGCGAGGGCCTTCCGGGCCAGTGTCACCGCGTGGGCCTGCTGGCCCTTGGCAACCTGTTGCACCTTGTTCCCCATCGCGACCGTTCGTTCCGTCACGACCATTTTCACCAGCGAAACCACGCGGGCCAGCAGGGCCTTGAATGATTGAATTCGCTGTATAAAAACCATCAACTTCGACGTAGGTTCCGTCCGACATTCTCAAGCGCAACAAACCGTTCTGATTCAGCGTACCCGCCACAAGGGAAGGAATCGCATTTTCAGCTTCTGTTGCGACTTGAACTTTCGTGCCCGTGTTTTTCAGATTGCCGCCAGTTTTTCCACGGGCGTGCAACATCGAAACGGGCATCCGCGTAAGCTCGGTCATAAATCACCCTGAATATTTTTACAAAGTAGGGCCGCTGATTTTGTACGACCACCAATCGGAATTCGAATCGCTGTGCGACATTTCCACCGTGATGAATTCGTTACCATTCGACGGCTCGTATGCAAATTCGAAAGCTTTCGGTTGATCACGGAAAACAATTTCATCTGCACCGTTGGTAGCAACCACAACTCCGCGATGGCGAACATCAATCCGATTGCCGACATAACCACCAGCTGGATCACCCGGCGCATCTGCGTTTGCAGTTGCATACGTGATTTTCACAACGCCCGCCGTAGGGCCGAGATAATGCACGTTGCTGGATTTTCCGACAGTCGCATTCAGTTGGAAAGTTTGCTCTTTAAATGCGAGCGGCGGGCACGGTTCTGGTTCCGGACAAACCGGAGGATTATAAACACCGCACAAATAATCAATTGCAGGATTCACCCACAACAAACCATCGACGCGATCTTTTTCTTCCGGTTCCGAAGTGGAAACCACAATGTGCATAAAACCTTCAGGGCCTTTCGGGCCGGGGCGACCTTGTGGGCCTTGTTCACCGCGTGGGCCTTGTGGCCCCTGTGGGCCTTGCGGGCCGGTTGGGCCTAATGGGCCTTGCAATCCCTGTGGGCCTTGGGGGCCTGTTGGGCCAGCGGGGCCGGGTTGACCAGTGCGACCGGTTTCACCTTTTGGCCCCGTTTGACCAATTACACCTTGAGGCCCCGCACAACCTGCACTGCCTACCGCACCATCGCGCCCATCTTTTCCGTTTTTTCCGTCAATGCCTGCGAGTCCCTGCGGCCCCGTAGGGCCAGCTGGAATTTTCGAAGGAACCGGGAAACCCGGAACACGCATTTCCTGTCCGTTATAAAAACGAAAAGTAAGCGTGCCCTGAGTTTCATCGTAAATCGCGGATTCGATTTCTGTTACGTCAGCATCGGACGGCGCTGTTGCAGAAAGGCGTTCGTTTTTTACTTCGAGAATACTGGAATCTTTCTCGCCCTTCGCACGGATCATGTACGTCGGGATTCTTGTTAATCCTGTCATGAGAATTCCTACGGCACGTATTGAATGGAATAGCTATCAGTCCGTGGGCTGAATTCAGGCAGCGTCGTGGTTTCCTGCCGAACAATGATCCAGTCGCGAACACCTGTACCGTCGTCATATTGCACGGTCAAATAGATCGGAAGATTTGGATTATATCCGGGCAATCCTTCGTAGTTACCCAAAAGATCGTTACGCCACAAAATGCCCTCAAACACCACCTCGAAATTGTTGCCGAGGTTAATGATTTTCAGCTGCGTACCAGCGCGCTTATCCCACATCACGTAAACGAAATCGTCCACGGAAATTGTCGGCGTGATAATCCCCGGAGATTCCGGAGTAATCGCGAACGTGTTGGTCATCACCTGATCAGCGAATTGTTGAATGCCAGTCCAATGCGTGTAATTGCGCCCGCTAGGACTTGGGTTTGCGACCACACCATACGATTGTTCTTCGCTGGTGATTTCTGCGGCGATAGGGCCACCGGTAAACAAACGGTTTGCAAACATCGCCACACCCCAGCGCGGGGCACGAATTGGAACTGCTGTTGCTGGCATACACACACCGTCATAAGTTTTGGTCGTTGTCACAACCGAACCGTCTGAATAAGTGATTACTTTCCACGTTGCGGTCACGAACGTATTACCGCCCGGAACACCACCGGCAGTCTCGCCCGGTTGGCAATCGACTTGCTCGGTCAACGTTTCTTCACTGACGATATAAATCGGAACCGCACACTTCACGAAAAGTTTGAATTGTCCGGTGCCGCTGCTGACAACACGAAGGCCGTTTGCAGTGTTCCAGATATTCGTAAACGTTTCGGTTTGTGTACTGGTGTGAACGTCATTCGAACCGAGACGGAAAACCGCGCTCACGTTACCAGTGATTTCAATCGACACATCAACATGCCCACGAATAAGTGGCGTATTAAATGCAAGGTCGATAATGTCGCCAGCGTTGAACTGCACGAACTGATCACCACATGGCAGGGTTTTCACCGCTGGACAAGTTGCGGAAATCGTCAGGTATTCGTCGAGAACATCACACTTAACGAGAACCGTACCAGTGCCCGGATAAAAGAACGTAACGTCACGCCCAAATCCGACCAAAACATTATCGCGATAAACGCTCACGTCTTGGCTGGTGGTAATCGTGGTGTTGCCTGCGGTCGATCCGTAACGAACAGTGATATTCGAATAGGAATCGAAGTTGCGAATTACGCCGCAATCAATGGTGCCTGTAACAGGCGTGCGCACCGGGCAACTCAAGCGCATTTGGAAATCGTTTCCGCGCCCTTTGATAATCAGGGGAACCGAACGATCATACTGCATCGGATAACTGCCGGATTCTGTGATGAATCGCGAAGTACCGGTGTGGATAACTTCAATCGTTGTTTCCGTCAGGATTAAATCAAGAATTGTTTGGCCGCTGATTGCGTCCATATCCATCGTGATATTCGAATAGCCGGGATACGTGTTCAGCGTGGTTCCGCAATCTGCGTCGATATCAACCGGGTCAGGATCGGGCGCGTTGTATGGGCATTTCGCAAACATCGCGATTTCCCCGTAGCCCTCGGCGTTAACCGTGACTTTGCCTTTATCCGGATTGTAATCGTAGGAGAAATTCACTTCCCCTGTGTGCCCGCTCACAACATAAAACGGAACGTTGTTTTGCGAGAACGTCAGCTGCGCCGTTTCCACCAACTGCACACGAAAATCAATGGTGCCGATCAAGACAGGCAACATCAATTCGGTTAATTGTGGTGCGTTGAAAACGTAATCCTCAGTCGCATCACAAACGAATTCGAAACTCGGAATTTCTGGTGTTTCTTCTTTGAAAGGGCACGTGAAAATGTAATCCACGGCGCCCGTTCCTTGGGTCAACACATAAACGTCGCCAAGTTCCGGATCGTATTCGAAACTGGTCAGAGCTTCGCGATCCGGCGTCATGGTCAGCAGCAGAGTTTTGTCTTGGAAAACCTGCACCAATCCATTACCTACAACCGACCAAATAATATCGACGCGGCCCGGTTTATCACCGAGCAAAATTGTGTTCTTTTTCACATAGCCCGCTTGGTGCCACGACTTGCCACAAATCAGCGTAGTTTCAACCGGGTTCGGTTCGGCCACAACTGGAGGCAAGCATGGATCAACAGGGCACAGAAAATGGATATGCGCACGGGCGCCAACTGTTGCACCTTCGTGGGTCAGAATGATTTCATCGTTACCCGGCTTTTCGTCGAGTGGCGAATAATCAAACGTGAACGAACCGCTTTCGGTTTTCAGTGGCGCCGCTGCAATGATTTCCCCGTTCTGATAAACGTAGATTTCATCCTCGATACTTTCGCGTTGGAACCAAATGGTTACAGGCCCTTGCAGCAATCCGAGGAAATAGGAAATCTGGTGTTTTCCTTTACCGCAAAGCGTAATCCATTCGCCGCACTGTGCGATGATTTTTCGCACGGGAACCGACTGGGGCGCAATGACCGGTAACGAACTGCAATCTTTCATTTTTTATCCCTTCAATTCGTTACACATACGACACTGGTCGGGTGCCTACGTCGGTCAGGTCAAAGGTTGCTGGGCAACGTGGTTCCATGCAGTCTTCAGCAGCGGCCCAAATCAAATCGTTATTTTTCGGATAAGGGCCGGTCTGAACATAACCGTTCATGGTTTTACCTTGAGGGCCGCACGGGCCACGCGAAGTAGTTGGACAACTGAATCCACACAATCCGCGTTTACCTTCGAAACCGGGCACACCCATTGCGCCAATATCACCGCGTGGGCCAGTGGGGCCTAATGCACCATACGGCCCGGCGCTGCCCACTTCGCCCTCTTTCCCCGGATCACCGATAGGGCCGGGACGCCCTTCAATTCCCTGCAATCCGGCGCATCCTGTTTCACCATCTTTTCCATCAATTCCGTCGTCGCCCATGGTTCCGTCTTTACCCGGATCACCACGCGTGCCAGCAGGCCCAACACCGAAATCAATTTGACGCAGAAAAGAAGTTACTTCGAAATGCGATCCGTTTTTGCGATAAAAAGTCAGCACGCCAGTTTTGTCATCGAAGACAATTTCCGCAATGCGCAGCGCGTCACGGTCTACCGGCGTATCGAAATAAACCACATCGGCATCGGTTCGGTATGCCTGTTCGCCGTCATAACCGGGTGCGTCGATAGCCGTGTAATTCGGGGCCACAACTTCAGTGCCGGTCATCGCACTTTGAACTTTCAGCGAGTTCTGACGTTTGATGTTCGTCAGGACTGTTCTACCAATTGGAACCGATACCGATTTATTATCCAGTACCGCAATCGTTAAGTCATTCGACATATCAGATACCCATCCACCTCTTCAGGCGTTTTAGCAGTTTGGATGCCCGAACGCCGCATGGTGTAATCACGATTTCTTTCCGTCACCTTTTTGATCATCTGTTCCTTTGTGAGTAGGCAAGGGCCACCGCTGCGCAGGAAATAATCCCCACTCAAATACGGAAGTTCATCGTCGAAATATTTCCTGTTGTCCACGACGATGTAATTCACGTTTTCAAGTCTCGCAAGAGCGGCCCGCCGATACGCAACCATATCAACACGGGTGCGCACCTTGCCGTCTACGACTTCGATTGTGAGAAGCTCGTAATTGTCGAGGAAATAACGATATTGTTCTTCGCTGATTTCCACGCCACCTTCTACACAATCACCTTTTCGCAAAGCGCCGTTGACGACCCAGTGCCTCATATTGGAATCTCGATAATATTCAGGTTGATCGAAAGCAGCACACCAAATTGTGCAGTGTTCGCATTGTTCACGCGCATTTTTGCAACGAGGTCGATTGCTTCTGCGCTGTGATTCGCCGGGTCAATTTTGAAGATTTGCGTAAAGCTGGCGTTAGCGTAAGCCGTGCCGCCCTTCGCGTTGTTGGCAATCACACCGGCTGTGCCTGTACCGCGAATTTGACGACCGAAATCAGGTTCAGCAGATTGCGTGGAACGAACACCAACAACAAATTCGATATTTTCCGTTCCTTCTGCCGACTGATAACCGGGGCCGAGTTTCGCAATGAAATCCACATGCACAACGTACATCGACGCTTGGCCCTGCGTCAGGGTAATGGTTTGTGCTGCTGCACCGCTCGCCACTTTAAACGATTGTTCAACCGACCACGAACGCGATTTGCGCAGCGATGGAAATGCATCTTCGTTCAAAGAAATCATTGCAGTGCCGGTCGAATTGTCGATGGTCAGGCCATCACCAACCGCGATTTTCGGCGCTGGAATTGGAAGCTCTACAGGCGGCGCATTGTGACGCAACAGCGTGAGGTTTTTGTGCGAAACATATCCGTCAATCACAATGCCGTTCAAACCGGTTTGTTCCGATCCTTGGCTTTGGATATTTTCGAATACCATCACTTCAACTTCTACGTCTGGTTCGAGTGTTGCGGTGAACACCAACGCGTCGTCGATCAGGCTGAAGTTTTTCTCATGAATATGCGCACCGGACTGGCTTACAAAAACCTGTTCGATGGATTGCGGACTGGTCGGCAGTTTCAGGAAATAAGTCTCGCCCTGAATGCTGTAAGTCTTCGTGACGATCCGCGTGCTGTAGCCGGTTTCCTGAATGTAAGAAAGCAGTTTGAATTCAATATCCAAACCGGCTTCAACCGGGGCCACCATGCGCAGCTTATTGGTCGTTTGATCAATGCTGTAAGTGGTGATCGGTTGCAGCGTAGATTGCACGAAACAGAACACGTGCGAATTGCTTTCTACCGACTGGCCCAAATCATATTCGACTTGCAACCCATCACCGACGAATTCCAACGTGGTGAAAACTGCACGCGTACCGGTCGAAGGCGATTTGGTAAACACCCGCAAATCAATTGGAACACTCGACGGAATATTCTCCGCGAATTCCAGTTCACTGGCCGACAATTGGAAGGCCGAACGGTGCTGCGTGGTCAAACCAACAGCCGGGTAAATGTAGTTCGCGTTTTCTGCGACCAATTCACCAGTGGTATAACGCGCAATGTCGCCAGTGCCCATAAAGTTCAGGGCGTTAACATCGAGCTTGGAAGGCCCGGTGTAAAGCGTGGAAATAATACGCGATGCAGCTTTCGGCGGTTGCCAAACCAGCGTGCCGTCAGAGCCGGGAGTGAGTACCCAATCTTGCGGAATTTCCGTGGTTGGCGGAATAACCAGATTGCCGTCACCGGGGCCACCGCTTCCACTTGTGGTGCTGGTAATGAGTTTCCAAATACCAATCGTGGAATTCGCCAAATTCGGCAACGCTTGTGCATCGGGATCGCGGAATTCTTGGGCGCCTGCGTTCCAGCGATAACGCCGGGTTTGTCCTTCACCACTGCCAGCCACAACGTGAACAATTACCTGTTCGTCAGCGGCCCATTGCAACGAGCTACTGATTTTAAACGTGGTGCTGGTGGCAGAAGTTGGCTTGCCATTAAATACCCGATTGTGATCGGTGAAACCCCACTGAAACGAACCTGCCCCGTACCGCGTTGCGATTACAGGGCTGGATGTGCCGTCAGGATTTCGTTTGCCATTCAATACAGAAATAGCGGCGAAATCCGTTTGTGCAGGGGATGGCAAACGGTAAAGAAATGCAGTGCTTGGAATCGACTCATATTCGCCCACGCTCACATTGATTGTGGTCAGGTCTGCGCGGCTGGTTGCCAGCACAACAGAAAGGCGAGTCGGTTCGTTTGGATTCAGGATATACGCTTCGGCAAAAACAGCACGGCCAAAAGCAACATTTCCTTCGAAGAAAACAACAACTTCTTTTACTTCAGTCGGCTCGGTCAGCAGCCGGGTATCAATGGTCAGAACGAAACGGCAAACGCGGGCACTCAAAGTTTCTACGTGGTGAATTGTTCCACCACAAATGAAGTTGCCGACGATATCGGTGTGTTGGGTACTGGTGGCGTACAAATCCGAATCGCCCATACGGAACGATGCAGGTTTAATCAGAATGCCACCGGCGCTAGCGTTATTTAGCGCCTGCTCCCCGGCGTCGAGTAAAACCAGCTTATCAGTCATTTAATTCATTCCATCGGCTGCGAAACGCGATCAACATCACAGTAGTAAACACGGGTACGATCAAACAAAAAACCGAACCCCATGCTACGACCGCATTTAGGGCACATCGACGGATCAACGTTCGTCAACGCGCTGGCCGTAGCCAATTCCTGCGCTTCCATTTCTGCGGCAGAAGCGACGGCGATTTGTTGTGCTTTGGCTTCTTTCTGCTGACGCAATACGGTCAGCGGATTGATGAATTCAGTCATTTGTTTCCCCGCTTTATAAAGAGTTTGGGCATCCGTTTAAGAATGCCCTTTCCCTTTAAATTATGGAGTCGCAACCACAATCTGCCAATCGAATGTCGAATTCAATACGAGATTTCCTTCGTACACTGGAGAGAACTGATTCGATGTTTCCCAAAACAGGCCAGTAAGCAGCGTTTCTTGGGTATCTTCTGGTTGGACAACTTCGTTATTTGCAACGTCTTCTGCCGTAATGAATTTCCCGGTTACAGTCTTGGAATACGGGATAGGCATCGTTGGCAACTGTGTTTGCGGATTGTATTTGTTGAATTGAACGCCGAATGACATGGTGACAGAAACGTCACGCTCTTCGAACACCGGGTTTTCCCACAACATATCGAGGTTAATTCCGGTATCAGAAATCCAATCGTCGTTGTAAATCCATTCAGCCGTTCCGGCCCCGCCGTTATCCAGTTCAATCAACGGATCGGCCACGCTGATTGGTAGGCTTTCAATTGGAATCGGTTTATTGCTGGCGATTTTCACCGACAACAAATCCGTATCCATGTAACGCAGTTTAATCGGCAGTTCTTCACCGTCGAATTCCGTCATTACAGAGACGCGTGTGGCGTTTGCAAACCCGTAATCCTCTGCGTTCCCGATAAAGGTAACAGTGAATCCCTGTTGCGTTTCTGCAATGATTTCGAACGTGCCCGGATCGAAGTATTCTTCAGGCTCAAACCAATCGCCGTTTTCATCCGCACCCTGAATAACGAAATGGTATTCGCGGGGGCCGTTGCCATCCTTGTTCGGCAATTGAATTCCGCCGCCTGTAGGAATATCCGCATAGATTTGATAGGCACCATTAGGAACAATATCCTTTAGGTTTCCGTCAACCTGCACAGGACTACTCACAGACGACAGACAAGCCAGACGCATGGTCGGAATATAATTCGGGTCACGCACGCGAATATCAATACAACGGAAATCGGACAATTGCCCAAGATCCGTTTTAATTGCGTAGGTAATCGAATCGCGGCCATACATCCCGTAATACGGGCAATACAAAAGCTGATCGTTATCCGGACTAGGGCGCGCAAAGCCTAATGCGCCCTGTGTAATGCATACCGGTTGTGCGTGCGTTGCAACCTGCTGACCTGCGCGGCGATCCGTGCCGTATGCAGTGTTTTGCGTGTCATTCGATTGCAAAAGATTTGGCAGTGGAACGGGCAACCATTTCAGGCCCGTATCAACCAATTCGTCATCATCGACAAATTCGAGACGGCCAGCCAAAGGCGGTGTAAAACTAACCACCGCCCCGTTTACGTTATAGCCACTTAGAACGCGCACGCTATCCAAATAAATCTCAAGCGTTTGCGCAGACCACGGCGTGAATGGCAGCGTTACGGAATTCAGGTTAGAACCTGTTACCGAATAGGTTTTTGCGAAGCGCTGGCGCCCAAACATTCGAATGCGCAGCTGCATATATTTCGACAACGGTTTAACAAACCGAAGATTTGGAGTATTTGCAATCATCCGAATGTAATCCTGTAGGACTTCTGGCCGAGGTCGTGACCGATTGTGCGATACACGTACCAGCTGACTTCGACGCCATTGGTTGTTTCTTTGTGAATGGCTGGAATATTCGAACCATCAGGCCCGCCCCATCCGCCTTCGGTATTTGTCACCGCGTCGTAAAACTTCACGGGGCCGAAAACAGTTGGCACCATCATGTAACCGTAACCCACGAAATCATCGCGGAAAGCTTGTTCGGAAATCATGATGCTTTTCGAGAACAACGTAGAGAAATCTACGGTTTCTTCTTGGCCTGTGCAATAGATTGGCCCGCTACCCAACACACGCACCGTTTTTGTTCCGGTTACAATCGTGTTTTCGAACTGGAATTCACCGCTGATTGTGAACGTCTGATTCACTACGGCGTTTTGCACCATCACCTGACCATCGTCGAACATGTGAATATTCAGACTGTCCGTAATGATTTGCCATTTCGGCGTGACGGGCACACCTTGGCCCGCAACGATTCCAGAATCAGGCGTGTACGCTTCAGCCGAGTAACGTTCTTTAACCCCGATTTGAATCGTGTCGGGGCCAGTAATTCCAAGGCCGATATATGCAGCATCAACCGGAACAACTGTCACCGCCATGGAATCGGTAACGGTGTATCCGCCACACGACCAAACGGCAGTGATTGTGAACGTCATATCCTGATTGAGCTTGCAGGTAACGAATCCGTTTTCATCAACAACGACGTTCGGATTATCGACAGTCCAATCAGAAGAAACGAGCAATTCATTCGTGCATTGTTTAAACAGAATTGCCTGACTAAACGATGCAATTTGCGTCGAATAAATAACCGCGTTGCCAATGATGCGACTGCTAAGCGGAACGTCCGGGCCTTTGGTCGCAACGTATTTCACCAGCACCGTATATTCTGCGGTTTCTTGGAAATAGGTCGCACGCACAGTCACCGGCATATCGAAATCAACGTTGCGCCCGGTGACGACGCCATAGCCCGCAATGTCAGCAGCAACGAATTCCGCGTTAACGTCGAGCGTGAAAACTTCCCACTGCGGATGCACCGTTGCAAAAGAACCATCCTCATACATCGCGGTCGCCGTGAGAACAATTCGATCCAGTGCATTTACTTCGTTCGGGCCGGTGATCATCAGGCCTTGAATGCTGTTCGTTGCACCGATGCAGACAATTGTTTTCGTCTGCTGATAAACCCGCGTACCTTCCGCATAAGAAACCTGCATATTGATCAGCGGTTCTTCTGGTGTATCAATCAGCAATTCGCCGTCGATCAACGTCGCCCAATCCATTACCGGGTTCAGAGTCCAAATCGGTTCGATTGGTACAATGTGCCCGTCTGTGTAGTGTGCGAAAGCTTCGTAGCGATTGATATTTCCTTCTTTTACCGTGTCGGGGCCAACGATCAGCAATTGTTGCAGCGTGACCGGTGGGCGTTCTACGGTGATCGGAAGAATTTGAGTCATTCCGCCGTATTGTGCGCGCACTTCCATGTTGATTTGATCGTCAACATAACCGGCTGTGAAAACACCGGTAGGACTGATTTGAAATTCCGTTACAAACCATTCCGGAACAACGGTGGTCGAAGTGCCGTCAGACATAATTGCCAGACAGGTATATTGCGCACGTTCCATTTCGCTAACCAGCGTCGGGCCGATGATCGAAAGTGACGCCTGTTGCAGGAATTCAGGATAAACCGTGGCTTCGTGCTGTGCGGTCATTACGATTTGACGGAAACCATATTCAGCGGTGATTTCCACATCGGTTTCGCCGTTTACCAACATCGTCGAAGCCAGCCCGTTATCAATTGCAACGACAGGCGAACTCGAACCCCAGTTAGACAATACATCGGCGCTGCTACCGTCAGAGAAAAACGCAGTCGCATAAAGCTGGCTGGCCGTTCCCTCTTTCAAACGGTTCGCACCGGAAATACTGAGGCCAATCAAATGCACATTCGGATCAACGAAACGCATTTTCACGTGCTTGGAAGCTGCGTAAGAAATGCCATTGATTACGACTTTGCAACTGACCAAAACTTCTTGATCCTCAGTCAGGTTACGACCGTGCAAAGTGCTGCCCACGAAATACGCGTAAGGACTCAAAACTTTCAGGTCAACCGGAATAACGTCGTTGCCCGTCGAGTGATAAACCACCACACGATAATCGCCGGATTGCGTCGAAAGGATTTCATCCGGGCCGTCGATAACCAGCATTCGAATATCTTGCATGCCCATTTTAACCGTCACGTTTTTGGTGACGATCTGGCCGCGAATGGTGGCCTGCAAAGTAATCAAAGTATCCTGTTGGAAACCCGAGAACGTCGCGTGTCCCTGTTTAACCGAAACCAAACCGGGATGCGTGGAAGTCCATTCGTTCGATTCGAATTCTTGGCCTTTGGTGATCAGGCGATAGCTTGCAGATTCCCCGGTGTTCACTGTGTCCGGGCCGTCGATTGCAAACACAGCAGAATCCAATGAATAATCCGCATCACAAATCAGGCGGCGCATTGGCTGACGATACACCACACCTTGAATCGCGAAATCATCCATGTTTTCGATTTCAATGCTGAAAAAGAATTGGTCGATAACGAGGTTCACGGGCGCCAACGAGAAAAACGCCGAAAGAAAACGATCTTTCAGCGTTGTGCCCGTAGGCAAAGTGATGCGCTGGTCAGCAGGAACTTTCTGCATTTCCAGATTGATGTGCGTTGTTTTATACCACGTGCCGCCGTCGATACGCAGGGCGCCCAACGGTTCCTCATAAAACGAAATGTAATCCTCAGTGTAGAGGTCACGCGAAACCACGCGACGGCCCAAGATATAGGCAATCATTCGCGTGGCAGATTCGAGGCCGGTGACTTGGTGCAGAAGCGGAATCATGTACATGGAATTGTACAAACGTTCCGGGTCAACAATCATATCTGGCGGCAGGGTAATTCCGAGGTCTTTCAACGCCTGTTTAACAAACACAAGCGGCGTCGTGGCCTTGATATCGCGAATACTCATTACCTGCGACAACGGGTCACGAACTTGCGCCGTCAGGAATTCCTGCACGGCTTCGAGAAAGGCGCCCCACAATGGTTCCGAACGGATGAATTCAACATCCAATTCGGAAAAATCAATCTTATTCATCCACACGCTCCGAAATCACAGGAATCAGCAAAGGCTTTTCAGCCAACACGCAATAGGAAGTCGGATCTTCCAAAACAATCGACCGCTCAATTGGCGACAGAACTTCGATGTAATCCACTTCACCGGTCGGCAGACGGCAGGCCTTTTCAATGTCGGATTTCGACACGCGACGTTTGAGAATTCCGTGACGTTTTTTGAACAGTGCGTAAATCCGTTCTTCGATTTGTTGCATCAAGTTTTCTACGTTCGGTGCGGCCCAACTGAAGAACGCAATTTGCACCTGAACTTTCACCAGCACTTGGCTAGGGTTCCACGCCTGCACTTCGAGCGAGCCATGCAGTTTCGGTTGCAGCCACGTGACGAATTGTTGCCAGCTTGCCGATTTAGGATTTGGATTCGATCCGCCCCAGTTATCGGTGTTTTCCGGAAGCACACAAACGCGGATTGTGTTCATCCACGTTTTATCTTCGGGTGCAATATCACGCTGGCCCAAAACTGCGCAGTCAGCAACGCCCGGATATTTCCGAATACCCGCCGCAATTTCTTCAACGGAAATCCACTTGTCTTTTGCGCGGTAAAGAACCGGCGCATAAGTGCGGTAGTACGCTGCGGTTTTCGGATCGGCGCCGCCACTGGTAGTTTCCAGCGTTTCGCCCTGAATCATTGGGCTGGCGATGTAGCTGGTGCGAATGCCCGGCAGTTTCGCGTTGTGCTTCGTGCCTTCGTTCACAACGTAGCGAATTGTCAGCGTGGTTTTAGTCGGCAATTTCGCGCCGTATTCACCAGTGCCGAAAATCAGCGACACGTCACCGCTGGCAGTCGTGCTATGGAAATAAACGTAATCGTCAGCCGTGTATTCGTACAGGCCGCGTTCCGTTGGTTCCCACGTGCGTTGGTTGCCAGTGTTTTTATCGGTGGTCGTCACGTAAAGATCGGTGCTGACATTGAAACCCGGTTCGCCCAAAAGGAATTCAAACAGGTCGAGATTTGGAATCGCGTCGAGGTCGAACGTTTTGGTTTTGATAACGCCCTGCGTCAGGATGATATCGGTGGTCTGTCCGGAAACAACGTAATATTGCGCCGGATTATAAAACGGCGTGCTGTCCACAACGTGCTGGCTGAAAGGCGGCACAAACATCGTGTTCGGATAACCGTTACGCATGCGCACAGTCACCGACGCACCGGCCCGACGTTCCATGAAAACACCGTGGCCGCGAGTCAATGCGTAGATCGAGGAATCACGCTGCGCAGTTCCGAAAAACGCGTTACGTGCAGCGGTGTGGATACCGTGTTGGTGGCCGACCGCAGCACCCGCAAAAATACGCTGAATGAATGCGCCAACGTTTGTCGGCAGCATGTCATCCCACACGCCGGTTTCACGCAATTTTTCTGCAAAGAAAAGTGCAGATTCGTCGAGGTCAACGACCGATGTAGGAAAAGCGTCACGTTCACTCATAATGTCCGGCCCAAGTTAAAGTTGAAAACGATTTTGGTTTTGTTCAGGTCGGGCGCATCGTATTGGATGGTGACGTAGAACAGCCCATCATCAGGCATCGGCACAACAATGCACCCGGTAACAATCACACGGGTTTCAAAATTGCGCGGCAATACGCTAATGATTTCGTCTTTGATTTTGTCAGCGGTGTATTCGTCCACCGGATCAAAAAGATATTCAGGAATCAAGCAACCAATCGACGGGTTAAACCATGCGCTGCGAATCGGTGTAGCCAGAATCATCAGGATGTTTTGGTTGACGGAATCTTCGTCAAATACCAAAGCGTTTTGCATTTGTTCGGCGTACAGACTTACGTCCGAGAACCGATATGTTTTATCAACCATGATTTATCCCGAGAAAACGTTAGGGCTACCGTTCTGCGCGAAGTCGCCGCAATCAATAGCGCCGCCCACGGTGTGAACCAATTTGCCGTTGGTGAATGTTTTTGTGGCGCCGGTTAATGCCTTGCCTTGGTGTGCGCCTTTACCGGGGCAAAGGTGAACCATGTACGCATCGCCTACGCGCACTTCAGCCAGCCCATTGCAGAAGACGTTCATTGACGCCTGAATCGGCAACGTAGGAGGCCAGCAGCCGTGACCGCTGGAAAGGTCAGTATTGATACGAACGTTAGGTTGGCCCATGTGCGGTTCCCCCAGTGCATGGAATACTGTAAATAATGTATATAAGTAAATTACGCACAACAGGCAATTAATGCCTTTTTAAAGGAGTTGTTATGCACATCGGTAAACAGAAACTCTCCGTTGAAGCCTTCGAACAAAAGGGCTACACCGTCGTAGGCAAAGAATATGCAATTGATTTTGGCGATCAGTTGATGGCCGACGGTCGCCCGCGTGAAATCAAGCACACCACTATCGAAAAATTGCTGTACGTCGGCGGTGAACAAGTCAGTTTCGAAGACAACCCGTTCGATCATCAGTACAACGACTGGCTGCGTTTCATTCTGGAAAACGGCGAGCAACGCGTAGACCGTACCAAAATCGGAACCATGTCTGCATTCGGTGACGTGAATCTGAAATTCGATTTGCGTCAGAATTTCCCGGCGATTACCGGCAAGCGCCTAATGTTCCTTACGATGAAAAAGGAAACCATTCGCTGGATGCTCGAAGGCAAATGCGACCTGAAATCGCTGAAAGAAATGAACGTAAACATTTGGGACGGCAACGTTAAGCCCGGCACCGAAGTTTACGAAGGGCCGGAACTGTCGCTGTCTCAACGCCTTGAAATGTGTACCAAAGAACAACGCGCTTCGGTTGAAGATTTCATGGTAGGCGGCGCCATGACTACCGACGAAAAGTCTGTGCATGAACGCGATTACGATAATCTGCCAGAAACCTACACTTTCGCGATCAATGCGAAGCTGAATAACTGGGGCGTTCCAGAAAACGCTTTGAGTGACGGTTATTTGGGGCCGCTGTACGGCAAGCAATGGTGCGCGTGGGAAGACATTCGTTTTATTCCGGCCAGTGAACTTTACGATAACGCGTGGGAAAAATACGGTTCGCGTGGTTTCTCTCACACCGGTTTTGAAAACGGTCGTGGGCACGTAGCAATCCGTCGCGAAATCGACCAGATTAAACTGGTTGAAGAAGCGATCAAAAACGAAGTGCTTTTCCATCAAGGGAAAATCGACAAACACATTGCTGGCCGTCGCATTATCCTGACCGGCTGGAACGTTGCGCAGTTGGACGAAATGCAGTTGCCACCATGCCACACGCTGGCCCAGTGGAACGTCAGTTCGGTTACTGACAGCGAAGGGAAACATTTCCTCGATTGCAAATTGTTCATGCGTTCGAACGATATTTTCCTCGGCATGCCGTTCAACGTTGCGCAGTACGCAATGCTTACCGAAATGCTGGCGCACGCCCACGGCCTGACCGCTCGTTTCTTCCACGTAACGGAAGGCGATGCACACATTTACCTGAACCACATGGATGCCGTCGCAAAACAATTGCAGCGTCCGATTATCCACAAAGCGCCGAAGCTGAAAATCAATTGCGGCCCCGTCGATTCGATTCGTGATATCAAAGTCGAAGATATCGAACTGGTCGGTTACGAATCCTACGACACGATCAAAGCGCCGATTGCGGGGAACTAATGGAGTTTTCCAAAGACGTGCATTTCTTGAGTCTGCTGATCGGCTTCGGTTCCATCCTTTACCGCCATTTGCCGGATTCTAAAACGAACATCCGTGTGCAACAGCGACTTGAGAATTGCACGCATGAAAACCTTTGGGAAAACGTGATGCAGGTTGCCGATGAATACGGCATTACCCTCACAGGCAGCCCAACCACTTGGGGCGAAGCGTGCCACGACCATACGCCGAGCTTTTCAGTGTGCGATCAGGGCACGGTTCTGGTGACGCTCAAAGGTTGGCTATTCGCCACGCCTGCGGGCCACGGGAAACTGCACACGGATTGCCCGGAATTAAACCCGGTTCCCATGACGCGTTATATCGCCACGAAAAACACAGAGAACTCACAATGACCAACGTAGCGCAATTCCCGACCGAAGCAGAACGTGCGCAACTGACGCGGGATGAATTCAACGCTGATTTTAAAAAGCGTTGGCTGGCCCGTGGCGATTGCGGCGAGTTCACCAACGACATTTGGGCATGGCAGGAAATGCTCGAACAAATGGGTTGGATCGTGCAGTTCTATGACCGGGTATTGCCCGAGTTTGTAGCGTTCGCAAACTTCGATAAAAAGCTGCTGACTGCGAACGTTCCGAAGGCCTACCACATGCAACGGACGATGGCGCAAATCATCGACGAAATGTTTGCCGGGGCCACCGGGCGTTTCCTGTACGAATGGAAAGAAGTCCACGACGACGCACACCGCCGCGTTTACGATGGCGACGAATATAAAGACAGTGAATATTACATGATGGTTTGGTACGCCATGGATTTGTTTGCGCGTGAATTGGCGCCGGACGAAGATATTCCAGCACAACCAATGGCCGAGAAAACACCACTTCAGGATTACGACGGGGAGCCAATCGAATGACAGCGCATGAAAAATACAGGATGCCCGAAGGCGTGCGCGTCATCTGCGGTTTTCCCGGTATCGGCAAATCCATGCTGACACAGCAGAATCTTTCGTTTGTGGACATGGATATTCCGGAATTGAAAAACGACATTCCGCAATATATCGAACGCATTCGAACGGCTCTGAAAATTCCGGGCGTCACCGTGTTGTTGCCAACTTGGCTGAATCTGCGCCTCGGACTTTGGAACGAGCAAATTCCTTTCGTATTGTTCTACCCGAGCGCCGACCTGAAAGCGGATTACCACAAGCGTTACAGCGACCGGGGTAGCCCACAAGCGATGATCGACACGATGATGAAAATGTGGGATGTATTTCTCACAACGTGTTGGAATGACCCGACGCCACACAAGGTGGAAATGCGCCAGTCACAGGCCCGCCTTTCCGACTACTTTCTGTAAGGAACAAAAACTGTGAATAAAGATGTAGCGGTCGAAGATATTTTCAACCACTGGGATTTGCCGCGTGATGGGCAAACGTTCTTCGCAAAAGACAACCTCGAATCTTTGGCGTTGTTTCTCGACATGTCGTCGAACGCAACCTACGTTCTGCTGCCAGCGCCGTACATGGATTTGCTGGTGAAGTGGGAAAAGGAAACAGCCTGCATTCAGCTGGCACCAATGACCCCGGAAAACCTTGAAGGTGGTTTCATCGGCACCGTTAATTCGGTTGAAATCTTTTCGGATGTTTACGCCGATCCGAAGCGCTCCTATGTGCGCGGTGCGCCTATCATTTTCGGCCAGTGGGGCGGGCAGTTCAGCCGTCAACTGGAATACCAACGCACGCCTTATTACCGGGCGAAATATGATCGCACAAGTTACTTCCCGGTGACGGGTGAACAGTGGGATGAAAAGCTTTTCAACATCGTTCATGGTCGTCCGGAACACATCCTGATTCCCGCTCGTTTGGTGCCGAAATTTAACGAAGCGATGAACTCCGAAGTTTGGGAAATGCGTCGTGAGCAGGACATTGAAAAACACTTCAATGGGCACCTCGGCTGGTACAAAGGCATTCCGGTTTATACCGATTCGTTCATGCACCGCCGCATGATCAACCCAAATGACCTGATCGAAATCCATTACCCGTGGAAAATGGGCCAACCTAAACAGGACGTATAAATTGGACGCCGAACTGTTCGACAAAAAGCGTAAAGAATTTCTGCTGCACTATATTTTCTGTCCGCTTGAAGTTGAGCTTTCGGCGGACTACGAAGAAATCCTGTTGAGTCTGAATGTCTGGCCCAAGGGCTGCTTTCAGTTGATCCAGAAAAAGCACATGCTGTCACAGCCCAGTTTTAATCTCGGCAAAACCCGGATCGTTACGGGCTGTGCAAAAACATCAATCACGTTTCAAAACGAACGCAAAATCACACTGGAGTAAATCATGAAACATTACGCGATGCCGTGCCACATTTCCGACCGTCTCTACGAACACACCAACGGTTGGACACAGGCCTACGCACTGCCCGACGCCGAGCAACTGGACAAGCCGGATATGCCGGTGAAGGCAATCGTGATTTGCCGTATTTCTCCGCTGTTCAAGGAAATGCAGAACCACGTTTACTTCGAAGCTGAATCGCTGGAAGAAGGCCACGTCGGTTATTTCAAAGGCATTCCGGTTTTCAATCCGAGCATCGCTTTCAAAACCGGCGCACCGATTCGCCTGATCACCGCCGTGAATCGCCAAGCTCTGAATATCTTGGAGAAATTCCAGTGAAAATTTACCTCGTTTGCGACAAAACCAAACGTGCCTTGGCCATCGGCCACACTGACTGGCTGAATGACGGCCAGAGCGCCAACTGGCAAGAACTGCCGTGCCAGACTGCCGAACTGCACTCTGTCATTGAGCAATGCGCGCCGCGTATGCCACAGGCGAAGACTTCGTACACCGAAGAAATCAAACATTTCTGCGGCGATAATCCGATGCGTTTCCTCACTGCTGTAAACGTTCCGGAAGAGTACAAAAAGATCAGCAGCTATTGGGAAACCGCATACGTCACGGTGCCGAAGTCCAAGCGCCGTAAGGTTCAGGCAGCGGCATGAGTGACGACCACCACAATCCGTTCAAGAATCCCAAGCAGCCCGTAATCGACGCATCGGTTGCTTTTCTGCGCGCCATGTGTGATTCGAAACACTTCTTGGTCGAGGTTAGCGGTGCGCCCGTAAACGTCGAACATTTCCGGAAGAATATTTCGGATAACTTCGAAGTTCCAAAATCCACACCGGCTAATGTACAACGCGGCATGTTGCACGTGCGTGTAAAGCGCCCGATCAATCAGCATGCCGGTGACATTTTCGTGGGTCAATTCAATCCGGAGATTCTGAAATGAAACTCGGTATTATTTTCGCGTGTGACGAAGAGGGCGGTATCGGCAAAGACGGTAAAATGCCGTGGCACTTTCCGGGGGATTTGCAGCAGTTCAAAGATCAGACGATGGGCCTGCCAATGATCATGGGCCGCAAGACGTGGGAATCTTTCGATGGGCGTATGCTGCCCGGTCGCCCACACATCGTAGTTTCTTCGCAGGCGCCGGAATGTTTCGTGGTTCCTGATCGCAGCGCAGATTTCTATGTGGCCGCTTCTTTGGAAGAGGCAAAAGCCACGGCGGAAGCGATTATCGAAGAACGCTCGCTAAACGGCTGGGCGTGGGTTATTGGCGGCGTGCGCCTGATTCAGGACGCGTTGCCACAAGCGCATAAAGTGCGTGTGACTCACATTCATGACGTGTTCGATTGTGATGTGAAAGTACATCCGTCGTTCTTCCATCACATCATGGTTAATCGCCTTGAATGGAAAACGGTTGCGGAACATGAACGCTACAACGTCATCGAGTATTTGATGTGAAGAAAATCGACACGTATCAATGCTTTTTCCAGATGGGCGCCATGTGCTTCGACGAAATCGAGGAACTGTTTCGCGGTTATATTGCGCGTATTCCAGATGTGCAGATGTTGGTTAGCACACGTCTCGACGCACGCGCAGAATTCACGAAGAAATTCGATAATTGCAAAGCATTCGGTGAAGACGATTTCCGTAACTTGGCGACTGGTTCTCACGGCCTGCGTAACAACGACGTGATTATCACCAGCGGCGATAAAAACGGCCAGACCCTGATTGTCAGTTGCTGCGGCAATTACCCGATCTAGGAGGCGTCATGGAATTGTTGCCCACGCATCAAATTCTCGAAGGTGGAAAACTCGGCCCGTCGTTTAAGCATTTGTGGGGCCGGTCGAAGTTGACGTTTCGCAGTACGCCAGAAATGGAAGCTGAATTGAAACGTTTGGTCAGCGAGTGGATTCCCCACGAAGATTTCAGCAATTACATTTTCTTGGGAAATGAACACGGCATTCCGAAACATATGAATGCCCTGCACATGTATATTCATTCGACGGACAGCAGTCGTGGCGTCGAGTGTTATATCCGGCTCGTTGAAAAAGATGCGCTGATTGTCGAGTAGCAGAAAAGAAAAAGCCCCCGTTTCCGCAATGGATTCGGGGGCTTTTTTGTTTGTGGTCAATTACGCGGCGCCCGCTTGTTTCTTCGGACGGCCATGCAGTTTCAAAGTACGCTCACGCGCCTTTTCCATTTCTTTCTGAGCTTTGGCGAGCAACTGTTTCAGATGGGAAACCTGTTCTTTGTCGTCGCGGCCTTCTGCCTTCTTGAGTGCCATTTTGATTTTCACGGCTTTCTGCGTGTAGTCGGCGCTCATTTTTGCAAGCAAGGTACTGGCTTTGCTTTTGCCTTCGCGAGTCATTACCCGGTTGTGTTTGCTGTCTTTAACTTCGACCAGTTTATTGCCAGCGGTACGGTGCGTGATACGCCCGTTTTTGCCCCACCGACCATAACCGTGCGAGGTCAGGCCCAGCTTACGCGCCCGCGTTGCAACCGCGCTAACTTTTGCTTTTTTGCCAGACTTGGTGCTGGACTTTTTAATTGGCTTCGCTTTCTTGATAGGCATTAGTAGCCGTCTCCAATTCGTCTGTAATGATGCGGAAAAGTTTCAGGCTATCCGGCCTATCCACAGTATAAAGTTTGCGCCGGATAACTTCCCCGACTTTTTTCTCTACCACGTAAACTTCCACAGTGTCTTTGAAATCTACGTGAATAAAGAATTCATTTCCGTACTTGGAAAACTGATACGTTGCGCGGGTGAACATTTTGCCATTCAGGAAGAAACCCCGAAGATCGACAGGCGAATCACAGCGCATGTATTTGGGCGACCAGTCCGGCATGTACTCGATAAGCATCTGCCCCAAATTGTGCAGCGTGCTTAATTCAAGTCCGTTCGGATCTTTGAACTCCATTTCAATTTCCACGGCGTTCCTCCCGTAGGCTCGCCACACGCTTGTCAGAGAAACGCATCGACTCACGTTTTTCTGCAATCTTTTTCACCAGCGCTTGGCGACGATCAGACCACGCTTGCACCTTCGTTGGATCTTTCGGGCGTTTGCTGTTTACTGCTGCCAAACGCTTTTGAAGTTCACGAAGTGCTTGCTGCTTTTTCATCTTGTGGTCTTGTGCCACTTTCGCCGTGCGTGCGAGCTTGCCATCGGCCTTGTGGTCGCCGTGTTGCTGCTTTCCAGTTGGATCGCTAGCGGTTGCCAGTGCGTTGCGTTCTTTGTTGGCCTGCGCGTTCTGAAGGCCTTTGCGCAGCAACGAACGGAACCAGTCTTCACCAATCCCTTTCGGTCGCGGCTTCGACGCTTCCGCAACACGCTGGAAAGTCTGATCAAATCCTTCAGGCGACAGCGGGTTCACTTCTGGATTCAAATCAATTTCGATTTCTTGCCACTGATTCTTTTTCTTTGCGTCCTGCATTTCGCGAAAGTCTTTAAACGGATCACCGAAAACATCCCGCAAATCACAGGTAGGTTTATCAGCGGCAAAACCGTCAATGATAATCTCGGTCATCGTTGGCGCCCCCGTTCACGACGGCCCAACCAGTTCGATTTGGACACGTGCATTTTGTCGATGTAATCGTGCGGGAAAGCCATGGCGCCCTGCTGCCCGGAACGCGTGCGATCTTTCAGCAACGAAGCTTTTTTAGCCTTCGGTACATCGTGCATCATTTTGTCGTCGTCTTCCCAACGCAAAATGCGAGCGCCATCGTGTTCAGGTTTTTGCACGCCATCCGATTGTTTGGCACGACCTTTAATTGTTAGCTTTGGCATATCTACCTCACGGGCATCTAACCGTGTCCTGAATATCCATTTGCCGTTTCTCTGCGCCCTTTAGAGGCGTGTCGATCAGTCCGCTTTTCAGGCGTTTTCTGCGGCGCTTTTTTGAGAGTTTGCCGGACGCATTCAGTGAGTGCCCTTCCTTCGCACGATCAAAACGTACTTCCGGAATTGCATCCCACCGTTCCGCCGATCCAGCCCGCGCAAGCGAGAGGATCATTTCCATTATTTGCTCACTCCAATTTCGATAAAGTTCGGTGCCCGGCGTGCAACAGCAGCAGCGATTGCGTAGTCAGCGCCGCGAACCTGTACAACGCGTGGTTCGAGTTTGAATTGCTCGACTTTTTCGTTGTGGATCACGTAGGCCAGCGGCGGATTTGGAATGTGCAGCACTGGCGCAAGCGTAGGCACCGCGAAAACGAACGTCACAATATCGTGCTGCGCGTTCTCGACCGTAACCCAAACCGGTGCATATTCTTTCGGCATTTCACGAACGATTTTGATATCCGATTTGTGCCGATCATCAATATCGAAAACCCGCACAAACACATTCGCGAACAGTGAGCTATACGACTTTTTCAGAATGGAACGCACACCATCAGAAATCCGTGCGCTCACATCCTCGGCAGCCAGTGCAATAAACAGTTCCATTTACAAATCCTTTATCGTGAGCCATTCGGGCGGAAGTGCGGCCTTCAATGCCTCTTTCGTTTCGCCTTGGGCAAACATCGCAAACATCTGCGCGGTCTGTTGAACTTGACGCTGATTATCCAGCATGCCGTCCACCATTTCGTTGAAGGCTGGCAGATGTTCCATATCCATTTGAGGCAGAAGTTTTTCCCAGTCCTCGATAGTTCCGTTTACCGGGAAGTTTTCGATAAAACTGTTTACCTTTTGAATCGCTGCAACGTAACGCCCTTGGGCCGCGACTGCGAATTCTGGCGGGGATTTCGCCATCGTTGCAATACCGCTAGGGGCACCGGCATTACTGAGAACGCGATTCTGCCGGGTAGCTGCGCCCGCATACAAACCCATCTGCGCAAAATCGTGCGCTACAGCTTTCAACAGGGTTTGCGTTGCGTCGATATCTTTTTCACGCAGTGAATCAAGGAACTTGTGGCCGTTGTCTTCACCGATCAAATCCAGTGGGAAAATACCGGCGCCGACGTAGGTAGAACCGTTCAGCAATTCCGGATAATCCGCGAGGTTGATAACGAAGTGTCCGAGGGCACGCATTGCACCACCAAATTTAACCAGAACCCGCATCACGTCAGGATCAACGGCGCCGATTTCCTTGTCTTCCTCGGTCGGATTGCCAATCACAACCACGAACGTTTTTGCCACGCGGAAAATGTTAGTCTGGAAATCGTTTTGTGGTACTGCATCCGGGTTTTCACGAATGCGCTCACTCAGCATCGAAGGCCGGGCCAGCAGAGCCTCAACCATTTCCGCACCGATTTCATTCCCTTCCGAATACCACAGCGATTTAAACAACTGCGGGGCATTACCCAAAATACTCAGGTAATTACCGGCAGTCAGACAGTCAAAACCTGTGCGGCGGATGTGCGCTATCACGTCACGTTGGATACTGGCGGCATCCTGCGCTTCGTGGTTATCCATCAATTCAACGATGGCGTTCGTAATCATGCGGCGCGCATTGTCGGAAATGTTTTTCAGGCCGAGAATTCGTTTACGCATCCGGCGATCACGCAGCGCCCAACGGAAACGGACTTCCTTGATGAAATCGGCAAGGAAATCAGAAGTCATCCGGTCGTTTGCGGTACTCGAATTGATATACCACGCCATGATTGCGCGATACGTCTGTTTATCACCGGCCAACGTAGCAGCAATATCCTCGATTTCTGCACGCGTATATTCACCGGTGTATGGCTCAACAGTAGACAGCACGCGGTGTGCCGATTCCTGATAGGCAGTCGAACCAAACACAGAACTTTCGCGAATCAAATCCGCATATTTGTATACGAGTTTGTGCAGTTCTGGAATGGATTCAACGTCGTCGGGCAACAGGTCAACGGTGCCGCACGCGTAGCTGATTGCCGCGTAGTTGTAATTGTCCGGATTGTCTTTTACTTCACGCACGAAATAACGATGTGCGTTTTTCGGACTCAGGAACGAAAGCGAACGGTAGGTATCCGGCGCCTCTTCTGCTTCGCGTTCAGCCTGCAACAACGCACGGCGGAACTCAGGCGATGCCATGAATTTAGCGATGCTATCCGAATCGGAATCCGAGAACGAAGACGATGCATGATCAAGGAATGCAGCAGCGAATTTCGGATTGGCAAGTACGCGAGCCGCTGGTTTAACGAAACGTGCGTTGATCGTTTTTGCGTAGTCAATCAGGATATTGATTACCACACTGGCGTCGGTGGTTCCTGCCGCACTTCGCTGCAACAAATAGTTCGCAAAATCTGCAAACATTTCAGGACGTTCTTTCAGCCTTTGCTGTTCGTCAACAGATGCCCAATCAATTGTCACGCTATCAGAAGAGCCGTCGTTTTCTGCACGTGGTGTAAGGCTATCGTTGTAAAGCTTTTCGTTGAGCTTATAAATCCCGGCAGGAACACCGGCATTCAGGCGGCGCAGGAAACGCGCCAACGTTTCAGCAAAGCCGGGAACAGGATTGCCATACACAGTGGTTTCGCGACGATAGAAAATCGAACCCGATCCGTCATCACGCAGGAAAGGTTTCAACAGGCAACGGCCCAAAGGCTTTTGAATGTTTTGATCGTCAGAACGCACCGCGTAAACAACTAACGTTCCCTCGGCCACGTCGTGTTGCAAATATTTGGCGTTAGAACCATTATCGAAATCTGCCCGATAATCTCCCAACCGCATGCAACTGGTTTCATCCCAATCACGGCCAGTGGACATACCGATAATGTCGTATGGGTGACAGGAAACAACCATTGTAAATTCGGAGGTAGAACTGTTCTGCAATTGCGGGTCATTGTCGAATGCGGCTTTAGCTACCGGATCTTTCGCAATAACCTTACCGATATTGAATACGTTTTTCTGATCTTTGTCGTTCAGCTTAACGCAGCGTTTCGCCCGGTAATCAGTGATACGGAAACCGGCTTTGCGAACGGCCAGACGAACTGGCAGCGGAATAACCACGTTGCCCGTAACCTGCGCGTGTCCGATGGGAACATAAACGCGAAACCCTTTGGAACCACGCGGCATGAATTTGCGTAGCAATTGAACGGTCGGCCCGTTCTTATCCCAATTGCGGCGGTATTTCAAAGCACTACGCATTGAAACCGCTGCTGTACCGAGGAAAGCCAAGTCAATTAGCATGTTTTTTGATCCATAAAAAGAAAGCCGGGTCAGCCTAAACCTTCCCGGCGTAACATACTATAAAATTACTGTTTTTATTCGCTGAAACCAGCGTCGTCTTCCATTTCCTGCTGTTCGTTCGGACGGCTTTCGCATTCGCTTTTCAACTCAGCCCGCAAATCGCGCACGCGGTCTTCATTGTCGGCGTAATCGTCTTCGGAAACGTTCGTCAAATCGGTGGCGAATGTGGCGAGTGGTGCATCGTCCTCGAAATAGTCAACGTCTTCGTCATAGCCCACGAAGTCTTTCACTTTTTCCAATGCTTCCAACAGCTTACGATTGAGGCGAAGGGTTTTGTAATTGTTCTCAATGATTTCGTCTTCGATTGATTGACGAATTTCATTGTATGCAGCTTCCGCCTCTTCGTAGGTGTCTTCATCCATAATGTCTTCGTCGGGCGTGTAAATATCCCGATCATTCAAACGACGTTCAATGCCCGGTTCCACCTCTTCCAATGGAAGCAAACGCGTGGCGTTAATCAGGCTGTAGAGCGCATCAATTGCAGGCTCCAAATCCATTTCGCGAACCAGCTTCAGCATGCCGCTCATTTCGCCCGGAAGCTTATCGGTAGGAACCCAACCGAATGCATCGCCGCCCAAATGTTCCATGAGTTCGGTCGAATGGGTAATGTCCGCACGCTCGCCGTTGAAATCCAGCTTATACAGCAATTCAGGGAACGATTTAATGCGGGTATACCGATTGGCGCTGGCCCGTTGAACGTAGTTGTCCGATACGTCCGTGATATCGCGAATTTCGAATTGATCTTCGTCGATTTTCCGTTCCAAATGCAACGGCTTTTCCAGAAGGTTTCCGGCCTGCACAATAATCTGCAAGGCGTTTTCCACATCGGTGGTCAGTGGTTCGAGTTTCGGGCCGTCCCATGCCATCAACGCCGGGATAATCCCCTGCAAAGTATCGGCAAGTCCCGAAGTGAAAATGCCATCGCTTTCGGTCAAATGCATTACGGCTGGCAAATGGAGATTCGCCAAGTTTTTCACGTACTGCGGTTCCCATCCATTACCGAGGATCGACGGAATAACTTCCTCGTTATCGTCGAGGTATTTAATGAGCGCCGCTTTGTTGTCTTTGAAAAGTTGTTCCTGCCGTGGATTCAGGATCAGATATTTAACCTGTTCCAGTTTCACGTGATCCATCATGAATGCAATTTGACGATCTTCCTGTTTATCGAGGAAGCGGAACACCCGACGATTCGCGAGCGCCATTGCAGTTACGGCAGGGTCAGCGGCCCACAACGCATCCGAACTCAGTTTGCCGACGTTATCCATCACATAACCGAGGAAAAGATTAATGCCGCCAGTTGCGTACATCATGTCTGCTGCATCCGGGCCGAGCCAGATTGCATTTTCCACGTCAATTCCGAGGTCGATAATTGCGTATGCACCTTTCTGCATCGAATCATCATTGAGCATCGTCATGTGGCGGGCAGCGTGCGCAGCGGTATTCAAAATGCGTGCGCAATTTGGCAAGGTTTCCAATTCCTCTTTCGAAGGTACTGGAGTTTTGCCAGTGAGGATCATTTTGAAAATGCGCGAGTTATCACGCAGTTCATAATCGCTCAATTCCTCCACGCGGCTAAGCGCTTCGATTACTGGATTGCCGCCGCCGTGCGAAAGGTTGTGAACGCGGTCGTCATCCAGACCGGCCAGAATTTCTTTCGTGAAGCCTTTTGTTTTCTCGAACGAACCAATGCGGCGACCTACTTCGGCCAGCACCGTACTCAAAGGCTGATCCTTGTAGGCCAGCAAATGAATGCCGTTAACTGCGGCCTTCACGCCTTTGAGGGTTTCGACGATTTCATCAATTTGCGTTTCTTTCAAACGACTTTGAATTTCGTCGTTGTTCAGATAAGTGATGATATTGTCGATATGTTCGTCGCGCATATCGTGGTCAGGCATTGCCTTGATTTGCTGCTGTACGAATTGCACAGCATGCAGGGTGTCGGTCGTTACGTCTTCAATCGACAGGTTATCGTCGTGCGATGCCTTGTGATAATGCTCCTGCCCCATGCCATCATCGTACAGACCACGGCCCATCTTGAACGTGCCTTCCGGAAGGTGCGCATTAATCTTGCGCAGAAAACGCGAAAGAATAATTTCGAAACCGGGAACCGGGTTGCCGTAGATACGGGTTTCGCGGCGATAAAGCACGTCGCCTTTTTCGTTGTAGAAAGGCTTCAGCAAGCAACGCGCTTTCGGTTGTTGGATATTCGAGTCATCTGCACCGACTACATACGCAACCAATGTGCCTTCCGAAACGTCATTGCGCACGTAATGCGAGTTCGAACCGGGATCGAGACGGTGTTCGCCGTCAGCGAGGCGCATGCACGACATTTTGTCCCACGCACGCCCGGTACTCATGCCTATTACGTCATACGGGTGACAGCTGATCACGACCTGCATTGCACCCTGTTTGGTGTTCTGCAATTGTGGATCGTTATCGAACGCCGCTTTTGCGTGTGGATCTTTCGCAATTACTTTGCCGATATTGAAAACGTTCTTCTGTTCTTTGTCACCGATCTTGACGCATTTCTTCGCCAGATAATCGGTTGGCGCATAGCCTGCTTTTTGCAGAGCCGAACGCACAGCCGGGGGAACCGTGAAGTGCGCTTTATGATTCACACCGATATCGAAATACAGGCGATACCCTTTCTTGCCCGGCCCGAACGGCATCATGGATTGCAGCAGCTTCACAATCGGTGCATTGCGATCCCAATTGCGGCGATATTTCAGTGCCGTTTTCATGGACACGGCGGCCAATGCCATTTCTAATTTCATTTATTTAACTCTGTAGAGACATAATGCGTTGGGCGAAAGTAATCGCTTCGTCGTCGCCTTTCTGCGCGGCCACGTGATGGATAAAATCACGCACGTTTTTACGAACTGCAAACCACGTGTAACCGTTGGCAAGCGCGTCACGGTTTTGACTGTAGGCCCAGTAAACCAATTGGTCGCGAATCGTTTTATTGTGTCGGGCCATTTTAGCCAGAACACCAACAGCCTTTTCGCTAAGGAACCGACGCGATTCGGGAATCCATTCAGGGAACACCGCTGCCCAGTCAGGCGCCACGTTGAGTACGCAGGCTTCACCGTTGATGCTGTTCGTTGTAGAGTTACGGAAATTCGCGTTCCAATTAATCGTTTTAATCAGATCGACAATTTCTTCATCCCAACTGGCCGGGATCTTCGAACGCTTCACATAGTTTTTCAGGTTGCGAATGTCTACGCGCTGCGTCAGCCAACCGGTGTCGGCCAGCAAACCGTTTGCAACAAACGCCAGATACAGGCGAATGTGTTTGGCGCCGCGCAGTTTCGATGCCTGCAATTCAGGCGTCCAGCGGTACGCACCGTAAATGAATTTCTGTGCCAATTGACGCAAAAGATCCGGGCTGATATCGGTCACGGACGACAGCCAGCGTGAATCGTACAGGCCATATTTCATCGCGTGTTCGGCGTTGGTTTCTTCGTCTTCAGTCCACTCGAATTGTTCGCGGGCGGCGGCGCCAAGGTGTTTACTGGTTTCGAACAATTCCTGTGCGTGCGTACCCAACAGGAATTCCGACAGGTCGTAATTGCGCATGTCGTCGGCTGGAATTACCTGATCATAAATCGCACCGATTTTATTTGCATGAATTCCGGCACCACGTGCAGCGTTCACAATTTCTTCCAGATTGTGAGGATCGGTCGTGACGCGCAGCATGTCGGGCAACCAACGTTTGTCGGCGTTCAGCCAGACTTTCGGCCCGCCAGCCGGGTACATATTTTTCAGGATAAACTGGTCTTTATCATCAACCTTTTCGTAGTCCGCGATAATCGCTGTGCGCAAATCATCAGAGCGGTCAATGTGAACGCTTTTATGCAGCTTATAAATACCGGCCTGTGCGCCTTTGTTCACGCGCTTCAACCAGTTCTCGACCGTGCGTTTAAAACCGGGAATCGGTTGGCCGTAAACAGCGGTTTCGACTTTGAAATAAACGAAAGATTGATCGTCAGCTTTCTTGAACGGTTTGATCAACAGGCGAGCGTGAGGCTTGTTGATGTTTTTATCTTTGGGGCTGATCACGTAGGCAACCAACGTGCCTTCCGCAACGGTGCCCGGCATGAATTCTACAGCCTTTTCGCCCGCGTCACCTTTGTTCTCAGGCGTTGCTAGGCGCATGCAGGTTGTCTTATCCCAACGGCGCCCGGTAGACATTCCGATCACATCGTAAGGATGCGCAGAAATCACGCAGGTGTATTCGTCTTTGTGTGCCGAACGTTGCGGATCGTTTGCGAATTCTTTAATGGCTTCAGCATCACGCAGAAGCTTGCCAATGCGCACGCGGCGTTTACCGTCCGGGGCCACTGCGATTCCGTTGATGTAATCTTCGATGGAATACCCGGCTTCGTGGATTGCGTGGAATACCGCACTCGGCACCACAACGCGGTCGGCCTTCGTTTTCTTGATCGGAATATACAGCCGATAACCTTTGCTATTTTTAGGCAGGAATTTACGGATGGCTTTCACACCGACTCCGTTTTTATCCCAGCCCTTTACGAATGGGCGCGCAACACTAAGTCGTACTGCGGCCACAGCCAATTGCATTTCCATGCGGTTACTCCAAGCCGTGCATTTCTCTTTCTTCTTGAGTCATCCAGCGCTTGCGCACGTAGTCAAGAAAGCCTTTGGTATCCACGCGCAGTTTTCGTTTTACGCGTTTGATCTTTTCGAGGAATTCCAAATCTTCGCCGCCTTTCGCGTATCCAAGCAGCTTGTTGAAATCGTAAACGGCGCGTTTTTCTACGTCGATATAACGCTTCATGTCGTTAATCTGACGACGTACACGGTCGCGGGCTTTGCGCTCTTCTTTGTGCTTGGCACCTTTGACGAATTGCGTGCCGAAATCTTCGTTTGGTTTGAAGACGATTTGAGACGCCACGTACCACGCTTGCAGGTCGCCATCCGGGCCGGGGTCAAAACCTTTCTTCGCACCGAATTTCGGTTTCTTCTTGTCGCTGACTTCCAACTTGATTTTCTTGCGCTTATCCAGATTCACAAAGTCTTCAAACTTTTCGTACTGGAAAAGCTCAATGCCGTTACGTTTCGCCAACAGCGCCAGTGTCAGGCTGTCATTCGATTTGTATTTGGCTTCGCGCTCGGCCATGAAATGGATTTCCTTCACGTACTTTACGCAAGGAATATACAGCTTGTCGGCAAACAAACGGTCTTCCATTTCATCGGAGGTCACGTGCTTCTGACTGGCCCAGTAATCAACAGGTTTAATCTGGTAATTCTGGCCCATCTTCTGGCCGTCGAGGACAAACACCACGTGCGTAAAACCGATTTCGCTTTTGAAATAGTGGCTGTGCTTCGAGCGCGCAAGGCTCAAGAAGTATTGCTGCTTTCCGAATTCAGACTCGACGCCTTCGTTGGTTGCAGCGAGTTTAAAGCGGTTGTTTTGCAGGGCCGGGATCGCGTATTCCATCGGGATCAAATGATACAGAACAGAACTACCCGCCAGCGCAATTTCCATTTCCATTAGGTGAAATCCTTCGCCGGTTTATAAACCATCAGCAGGCTACCCCATTCATCTTTGAAAAGCTTTTTCGTCTCTTCCAAAGTTGCATCGAGTTTGAGTGCTGGTCGGAACCCGTTTTTGTAGAACACGTGCAGGCTGGCGATGCTGCTGACCTGACCGCCGATATCCGATTTATACGTGCGGACAATTCCCTTCAGCAGGAAATCACCGTGGCCCTGTCCGCGTGATTCTTCATTGACCACGTAATCGGTTACGCTGTGTTTGCACGGCGAGAATTGCCCGCCAGTTTTCACGCAGATGTAACCGTGTTCGGAACGAAATTCTTTACCGAAATGTTCGCCCCGGTCACTGACTTTAATTGAGGCCCCGAGGGCGATCATCACTTCCATTTTATTTCCTCGAACGTGCGGTTGCCATTGCGGCCCGTTTGAACATCGTGAGTTTGCGTTGCAGGGCCATCAGACGGCGCAGCAGGCCGTCGTGTGCAGAGTCCGATTCGTGCAGAGCTTGCAACTGCTTTTTAATCTGTGCGATTTCCTGACGCATGTGGTCAACTTGTGCGCGGTATGCAGCGGCGCCATTCCCATTGGTCGCACCGGTACGGGCACCCGCGTAAATCGAACCCGGATGTTTCTTGAGGTATTTTCTTTTTGCGTTCGAAGCTTTTGCGTGGAACCAATGGGATTTAGCCATGTTTATTTACTCTGTTCTTTACGCAGTTCGGGAAGGTCAGCCGCAACCGCCAAAAAGAATTGAGCGAACTTGCGGATTTCTTGTGGTGTGCGGGATTGGCTGGAACCGGTCGCCATGTAGGAAACATCGGCCAGCAAACGGTCGCCGTCCATTGCATCAGCAGCATTCAGGACGAAATATGAATCCACGTCAGCCAGCGGGATTGCTTCGTAATATTCAGCAGGCCCCGGATCAAGTGCGGTATCCAACGCGAGTTCATAAAGCACTTTCGATTTCGTGAAACGCACGGCCATGATTTTGGCTTTCAGTGCATGTTTCTGGACTTGATCCGGCGTGAAATCGTGAATTGCCGGGTGAAAAAACACAGGCTCGCCAATGGCGTAGCGGCTCGGCAGCAGCGTAGGTTCAGCAGCGGTTGCGATTTCCATTTTCATGCGGCACACACCATTGTTTTTGCGGCTTCAGGATGTTTTGCCTCGAACTCTTTCCAGCTTTTCAGAAAGCGTTCGGTGCGTTCTTTGTTCTGCGCATAACGAGCGGCCTTTTGTTCCGGCGTTTCGTTTTCGTAGCGCTTGTGCAATTCACTGACGTTGAAAGTGCGTACCATTTATTTCACCGGAATTTCGACGGCTTCGTTGGAATCCCATTCGAAGCGTTTGTGGATTTGCTGTTCGCCGTCTTTGCCTTCGAGGTACAGGATAAAATCAATCTTATCCATCTGTTCGGCGTACTGGTTGATATTGTTGCGGATGGCTTCTTGCTTATCACCTTTGCCGCGACTCAACAGCGGGTTGCCGTGCTTCGTGTCACGAATTTCGTAACCAATAATCTTGTAACCACGCGGGGCCATATTTGCAGCCGCGACCGCCAAAATCATTTCCATTAAATTTAGTCCCGTGTGTTATTGGTTTGGTTGGCCGTAAAGTTTGGTCATCAGGGCGTCAATGACTTCAAGTTTATCGTCCACGTTGTGCTGGTGAACGCTAAACCAGTACGCAGTTTTTTGATCAGGCTCACCAATGTTAATCCGTGCCCGGCCACTGTATTCAACGTTTCCGCCATCGTCCAAAGACATTTGCAATTCAGCGCGAACCACACCCGCGCTATCTTTGAAAGTTTTGTAGGCCGCAAGGTCTTTGGAATCTGGATCACCGGGCAAGACAACAATCTGACCGTCTTGAATGGTGTCTTTATCTTTGGTGCGAATTTCGTAACCTTGCGCCACAAGCACCGCTTTGAATTTCTCGGTGTCGTTGCGGTCGCCAGCCAAAGCCAATTGCATTTCCATTTAATTCACCCTGTTCTGGCGGCGCGTTTGCCGCATTACGTGAGCGACATACCACGGCATAGCGTGCGCTTCTTTCTTCGATGGGCCAGCGTTATTGCCGCCGTAGTCGGGGCCGGGAACACCTTGCGGATGCGGCCCAGCGCCAAGCAAGCCGGGAACCCCAACAGGCCCGCATTCGCTACCACAACCGCACTCAGGCCCCTTGCAAGTAGGGCCACAGGGGCCGCGTGGCCCTTCCGGGCCTTTTTCGCCACGCTGACCAATACAAACACCGCTTTCGTATGCGTCCATCGGTTATTCCGTCAGTTCGTCATTGTGCAAATCGAAATAGCCGGTGTTACCTATGGCGCTTTTGATTTGGTTCGGATAAAACGCAACAATCTGCGTCATAGCGCCGTCACTGTCGTCGATGATTCCGTCATAACCCGCGTCTTCCAATTCTTGCCGATATTGTTTCGCGGCCTTCGCATTGGCGACACTGAAATTGTCACCCTTCGCTTGGAATTCTTGGCTAATTGCAACGACACGGGAATAACCCTGCGACTGATCTTGCCAATTGTGTTTGTCGATGATGTACGGATTTTGCAGGCTCAAATAAACGGGGATGATGTGACCACCATCGCCGCCCGTGCCGTAGGAACTGGCGATCTTGTGCGAAGCTGTGAAATAAAAGCCTTCGCCCAAATAACCAAAGTCCTGTTTACCATGGTGCGCCCGGCTGAACTCTTTGAATTCGTGTTTCGTGCCGTGGTAAACCCGCAACGGCTGGTAGTTTTTATCGACGACTTTGCTGTGTTTGAACCACCGGAAAAATGAGGCAGTTTGTTGTTGCTTAGTCGTAGCCAACGCAAGCAGCATTTCCATTTGTTAAACCTTCTCAGGGCCGGTGCGTTTCAGGATATACGTTTCGCGCAGCAAAACCGTGCGGTCGCCGTCGTCTGCGTAAAGCGCAAGATCCGCTTTCATCCCCAGCGACATAAGGCGATCCATTTGTTTTGTCGCCTGTTTGGCGGTAGCGGCACGGCCACGCCCCAAGACGTTGAAGGTGCCTACGTGATACAGCACAAAATGAGTGACCTTGGAACCTTTCGGCAATTTGTCTACCGAAACCGGGTTTTTATCATTGGCAACAGCCAGTACCATTTCCATATTTATTCGCCCTTCGGTTTGTGTTTTGCCTTGTGTGCCGCAAGACGTTCCCGTGCGCTCACCATCGGTTTGCGCGGGCCTTTGAGTTTTTTAACAGCATCGCGTGCTTCTCGCAGCACTTCCACAGCTTTCATGTGCTGGTCAGAAAGCGCTTGATATTCTTTATTGCGAATTGCTTTAACGCGGTGGTGCCGTTCCGTGTCTTGACCGAGGCGTGGAATTTTGATTCCAGCTTTTTTGCTTTCGGCAGTCAGCTTGGCTTTCAGCTTGTCGAGTTTGGCGCGCAGGTCACGCACAATTTCGCGTTTCTTCTGTACGTCGAGCTTGGCGCGATTCAGTGCGAAGTCACCGGTTGTTACGGTGCCTGCTAGAGCGATTTGCATTTCCATATTTATTCTGCACTCTTCGTCGCGAGGTCAATCGCTTTTTGGATTTTGGAGTTTGGGCGCGTGTTCGTTTTTTCGTAGACAGGCAGGAATACCGAAGGGTCGATATAGTTGGCGATTGCCGTGGTGGCCGTCACTTTCTCCCCGGCCAAATGACCGAGTTCCTTACCGATTTTCAAACACTGCGTTTCGATCCATTTATTCACGTCAGCATCGCGGGCGCGGGCACCGAACGGACATTTATCCATCAGCAATTTCGCCATCGCTGTACCGCGCAGCTTACGGAATTTATGGATACTAAATCCTTCAGGAAATCCGAGGTCACGCAGGTAGCCGTTTACTTGG